CTGAACAGTTTCCGGTGTTGGTTGCCGCTGAACAGTTTCCGGTGTTGGTTGCCGCTGAACAGTTTCCGGTGTTGGTTGCCGCTGACTGATCTCCAGTGTTGGTTGCCGCTGACCGGTATCCGGTGTTGGTTGCCGCTGACTGATCTCCAGTGTTGGTTGCCGCTGAGCGGTATCCGGTGTTGGTTGCCGCTGACTGATCTCCAGTGTTGGTTGCCGCTGAGCGGTATCTGGTGTTGGACTTTTTATCATCGTCCCAGTTAACCTGATCTTTGATGTACTCCAGACCGGCTTTAATAATTCCGGCAATTCCGATTTCTGCTTTAATAGAAATCTTCTTTCCTACTCTCTTGCTGTCGTCAGATTTCTGATCGTTTGCATCCAGCTCGACTTCACAATATCTGGAATCAGCCGGTGCATAATATCCAAATACATCCAACGGATTCTCACAAGCATGAAATCCAGTATCGCAAATCTCGGCTCTTTCTTCTTCATACTCCTTACCGATTTCATACTGAAAATCACAGCATTTTAAGTCTTTGTCAAATCCCTTATAGCATTTCATTTTTCCTTGTCCTCCAAATTCAGTCCGAGCATAGCTGCACAAACTTCTTTCTTTAAATACGTATTTGCTTCGGTTGTGTTCAGATACGCTTCAAATGCCTTTAATCTGCCTACCAGCTCTGCATACTCTTCAGCTACGGTCTCTGCTCTGAAATCCATCTTGTTTTCTTTCTCCATTGCAATCCTCCTCACAATACGGACACGGCTTGTTTATAAGCAACTGATTCAAGTGATTCTTAGTTTCCTGAATGTTTTCTTCTTCATCACCGTTTTCACAGATATAATACATTTTCATGTTTGCTTTTGCTGTGAATATTCCGTCATAAATTCTTACACTTGCAATTCTTCCGTCTTCATAATTTATGACTTCAAAGCCTACACTTACATTTGTTTCTTTCTGAACTCTCCTGCACAACTGGTACAGTTCATCTACGGTCTTATCAAATTCATTTGTCTTCATCGAAAAGCCCTCTGAATAAATCTTTAATAAGCGTTGCTACAGGTTCCTTGATTTTTTTGTTAAATTCTTCTTCGTTCATCAATCCGACTTTGACCGCTTCGTCAATATCCTGTTTCACAGATTCCTCTGTTTCTTTATCGTCTTCCATAATAGTTTCTTTGATTCCCCGAACGATAACAGCTAAGTCAGATATTAATTCTGCTTTACTGCCTTCGAGTGTGATTTTTCCCACTTTTGTATTAATCATCTTTCTTTCCTCCACTTTCTTTTCAATAATACCTACCGTCTCTGGCTTCTCCACCTTATCCTTTTTCAGGATGGTGCAGCCTTCCAACGCAATATCCACAGACTCTAAAATCTTCCGTTTTGCCTGCGCTTCGGTCATGTAGCAGTCCCTTACCAACATGTCCTTAACGGCTTCCGTGGCTGAGATAAAATCTGTAATGACCATTGCATTGTTCCCTCTCAGGTTTGTATGACCGTATTCTGTTTTAATCATCTTTTTTCACCACCTCATCCGGGTACAGAACGGCAAATGTAAGAAACCCAACTATCAGTCCAACAATCACCGGGTCAGAAGCATTGTCAAATCTCCAGAACGGGAGATATGGACTCATGCCGCCGATGATTGTTGACAGGATTAACGATTTTCTCATTTCTCTGTCCCTTTCTTTATTTCGTTGAAGAAATACTCTGGGATGTCTTTTACTGAAAGTCCCAGAAGGCGTATTGCCTTCATGATTTCGCTTTGCTTCCAGTCAACCTCCCCGTTAATCTTCCGAGAAAGAGTGATTTCATTTTTCCCGAAGAATCCGCAGAAGGTTCTCTGGCTCCCGTATTTCTCAACGATTCTTCCTCTTAACTTTTCATGGTTGAACATTTTCTACTCCTTCTGTGTTATAATCACCTTGAAGGAGGTGATAACGATGGACAAGTTACAAATTGCTCATGATTTAGCTATTTTGAATAAGTCACGAATTGGAACATGCTTATTTTGACGATGCTCATATTTGCCAAAAGTATTTTCAAATTCGCAAAGAGTTCTCTGAACTTCTGGAAGCACACGATGAACATTTTTTCTTAAATTTGGGAAAGAAATAAAATATTCATCCAGTGTTTCAAATACCTAATCTGCGTACGTTAGACAAAACATCAAGGGCATAGGCAAGATATGGTTCATCTATGCCATTTTTAATATTTTCTTCCACCTGTTCTCCAAAGCTGAATGCCAGGCTTGCGATTATATCTTCCAAATACACTTCTTCGCCGTTTTCTTTCCGCAAGAAATACTTTGCGTTTCCGAGTTCGTTATCTCCACGCATCAGTTTTCCTGATTCGAGATTTCTGACAACTTTTAATTCCGTCACTTTTCCACCTCTCTTTCTTATAAGAAACTTTCCTGCGCATTAGAACTGTCAATCTGGTCTTTCAGATACATTGGCAATTCATATTCATTGATGATTTTCACCGCCAGATCACACTGGTTTCTCTTGATTGCCTTGTAAGTGTTCACGCCAAATTCTCTTCGAAGCTGCGCATCAATGTCGCTGTAAACCTGCTGACGGATGGAATTATCCTTGTATGCCGGAGAGTCCTTACCGCCCAGCAGCGGGACAACTTTCTGATTCTTCGCCTTTGTGATTTTCTGACATTCCAGTGCCAGAAGTGGCATATCTTTTTTGAATTCCTGTAAATCTTCGTTGACCTTTCGGATTTCTTCCTTTACTTCGAGCGTTCCTTTTGCGACGATTTGAAGTTGTTCTTCCAAGGTCATTGGTTTCTGGTAAGAACCTGTCTTTCGAATTGTCGGAATGACCTCATCCATAACCCATGATTCGAATTTCTCTGCTGACGGAAGTTTCGACTTCATAATCAATCGGTACAAATCTCCCTCATTTATGTATGACATTGACTGAATGCCACTAGATGTAGGGGTGTCACGTTTCGTTACTCCCTTGCAATGGTCAATAATCGCTTTTCTTGGATTGCTATATCCAAGAGCTTTCGCAACATCAGTTCCCACAAAGTACGGTTTCCCGTCAATTTCTATTGTTCGGATTTCTCCGAACTCTTCTGAGTTAAAAATCTGTAAGCTGTTCATTTATCTCCTTTCGTGTAATATATTTAAGTCGCATTATTGCGACTATGATGTAAAAAAAATATCTATAGCTTCCTCCTTGCTTAAAGGAACTGCATTTACGATTCCGTGGATTTCTCCGATTGTAAATTTCTCTCCGCCATCTTTTAGTTTTCTGTAGAATGTGCTTCTGTCCATTCCAATTGCATTTGCAACAGCTTCCTGAGTGTTTCCACGTTCAACGATTTTTCCTTTAAGTCTAGCTATATTAACAACCATTCGCGCTCCTCCTTTCCAGTAGCATTAATGCAACTTTGTGGTTATATATTACACCAAAGTGTCGCATGTGTCAACATATAAAATCGCATTTTTGCAATTATTTTTGTTGCACTTTTGCATCATTAGTGTTATTATGTATTTAGAAAGGAGGTGTGAAAAATGTCGGAAACTGGCGAACGAATAAAAGAAAGAAGAAAACAACTTAATATGAGTGCTGATGAGTTGGCAGAAAAATTGGGAGTGTCAAGGTCTACTATATTCAGATATGAAAAAGGCGATATTGATAAAGTTCCTGCCGAATATATGAATGTATTAGCAAAAGCACTTAGTACGACACCCGCTTGTTTAATGGGATGGGAGGAAAATTTAGAAACAGACACAGATTTTATTCCAAAATTGATGTCAAATTCAAATGTCGTTGAACATGTTAAGTTGCTAATTGAATTAAGCGAATCTGATAAGAAAAGCGTTTTCGACATGATTGAATTTCTTCACAAAAAAGGCAGGGATTAATTCCCTGCTTTTTTCTAATATCCCCATTGGCTCTTGAACGAAATAATCATATTGTATAAGAATTTCATAAATTTTTCGCTATCTATCTTCTGTATCATCTCAATAATTTCCTTCTTATAATCCATAAATAACCCTCCCTGTCACAACTACCACCTACATTACAGCATATGTCCGGCTTGTGGGAAATAGAACCGAACATTAGTTCGTTTTCATCATTATACCACCGATATTCCCCCTTGGCAACTGCCAAATATATACATTGACTTTTGCTATTTCGTAGGCAAACTTCGCAATCTCAAAGAAAATTGTGCTTTTGCGAATATAACATTTGACATTGCAAATTTCCTTGGCCTCGCTCGACTCCTGCATCTGGACGGGGTAGATTTGCTTTGCAACTTCCTTTATGATCTGTGCATCTCTTTGGCGGCGTTCTGACATATCATGCGGCGGTATATGCACCGCACAGAATATTTCACAAAATATCAGAATGAGTACGACTATCCTGTATCTGTTCTTCTCCATATTACCAGCTCTTTCTAAAAATATATCTCACATTATAGCACGAATTTGTGTGGTTTTTCTGGAAAGCGCAAAATCACGGAGTATTTCTGCAAAAATAATTTACTTTTTTGATATTTTACTATACACAGTTTGTATGAAGTGGTATAATATTGTAAAATTTTAACAAGGGAGGGAAATAGTATGGGTAATAGAGAAAAGAAAAAGGATTCTACCCTAAGTGTGATTTCTTGTATTCTGGCAGGCGTAGCGTTCATTCTTCCGTTACCAATCATCTTGTCGTTTCCGTTAGCTCTGGCAGGAGCGATTGTTGGTTTGGTGGATATCGGAACTAAAAAAGAAGAATACCGACATATAGGTGCTTGGTTTGGAATTATCGCCGGAATCATTGAAGTAGTTTTTATTGCAGTACAGTATATGAGATTTCTTTAGCAGAAAAGAGGGCTTTATGAAAAAGAGAGTTTGTGGAATTATAACGATGTGTGCTTTTTTATGCATTTCGCCTGTCAATGCCAGTGCTACTTCCTTTGACAACATTAATGAAATGCTTAATAAGATCAATGGCGAAGATGGGTTTGTCGAAGCATCTGAATGTGTGATTGACAAAAACACTAAATCCTTGCATCTAAGCATCGTTATAAGCGAGAACGTGCCAGATGATGAAGTTGGCGCATTTGCTTCAAAGGTTTCCGGTGTATTGTCGGAAGCATCTCAGCAGGATTGGTATGATTATGATTATGTTACTGATGATTTCTATAAGAGTGGTTATGATGGAGTAATTCTAACAAACGTTTGGAATTTCGAAAATGATACTCTGGCTTGCTCAATTTGGGATGATTCACTATCAATCACGCGTCTTTCAGACGGAACTAAATTAAAAGAAGCTGTTTTAAAAGACGTGGAAAGTGAAAATTCTAATTCTCAGGAAAACGATTCTCTTGATGATGTCGGAAGGCTAAATCCAGGTGTTTATATTATTGGCGAAGATATTCCTGCTGGAAAGTACACCTTTTCAATAACCGACGGAGCAGGAATTATCAGCGTATATGACAGCTATGATGATTATAAAAATGATGATTACGAACATTCAGAAGAATACCATGTCGCTTCAAAAAAATATAAAGAAAGTCTTGGTTCTGACTTAGAAAGCATTAATTCTTTATATTCCAGTGAAATTGGGAATCTACCGTTAGAGAATGGAATGTGCGTAAAAATAGATACTGTTTCAGTTTTGTATTTAGTGAAATAAACAAGAGGGGCAACCGCCCCTCTTTCTCTTTACCTGTCGTTCTTACAGGCAGTCTCTTTATCCACACATCCTCCCGGACACAGAAACCAATTTGCGAATTTTGTCTAGCTTTAATGCTTTACACTGTTAATTTCAAGTGCTAAACTTTATTTGATACACGAATTGTATCACAAATACGGAATAAAATGTGTGTACTGTCAAAATCATTATCTATTTTGACAAAATTGAGACGAGAAAGGGGAAATGCGCATGAGAATAGCTATATGCGACGACTGCCAGCTTGACATTGATCTGTTTAAAGACCGCATATCGGGATTCTTGCGAAGCAAAGGCGACTATCGCTACGAAATCAGCGAATATTCGGCAGGTTATCCACTGGTTGAGGATGTCAAAGAGGGAAAATGGTACGATGTAATCGTGCTAGATATGGTTCTAGAAAGAGAAAATGGTCTGGAAATCGCAAACAGGCTTCGTGATGTTGGATACAACGGAAACATTATATTCTGGACGGGTGACAATAATTATCTACGAGAAGCGTTCGATATTGGTGCTGTTCAATATGCGGTAAAAGGCAAGGAATACGGCAGGATATATCGAGCCATTGATGAAATCTTGTCGCAAATGAGGGACGAAACACTGACTTTTAAGTTCCGTGGACAGATTAACCGGCTCAAGTATGGAGAAATTGAATACATCGAAAGCCGGGCAAGAGTTTGTCATATTTTCGCGACAGATAACCGATGTTTTGTGACTACTTGCAAGCTGAATGATCTGGAAGAAAAACTGTCTGATAAGCGATTCTTACGTTGCCATCAGAGCTATCTGGTGAACATGGATCACATTCAGTCGGCAGGTGACAATTTCATCATGGATTCCGGGGATGTTGTTCGGATAAGACAAAATGGAGCAAAAGAAATCAAAAAAATGTATGAAGAATATATAAGCTGACAGCAAAATGACCGCCAAATCGGGAAGGAGTGATTGGCGGTCATTTTTACTATCGTACTAAAAGGGGTTAAGTTAATACGAACTATTACATCGAACGCATTTATTATAGCATTACAAAGATTATATTACAACTGTCATTTGGAAATATCTGTAATTCTGGTGAATGTTCCTTTTGGAATAAATTCAAAAACGAACCCGTCGTCATTCGGATAAGGAATGCGAATGAAGTACCATTTCAATCCCGAACTGTCAGTTTCTGTGTACTTCATTACCTCTACAATTGCACCTTTTTTCAACTTTGGAAACAGTTTAGATGGGCTATTTTTGTTTGATTCCACATAACATTTTGTGTCTTTTTTAATCTGTGCAATGTAGGCTCTGGTGTTCTGTTTTTTGACTGTATCTGACCCAGATACTGGCGTTGTATTTTTGACTAAACTGTAGTTTGGAGTGCAGAATTTTGTTCCCGGGAGATTACTATTGTAGTAGCTTTTTTGGCACACGCCACCGCCGTTTGCAATGACCGTTGAGCCGCCAGAAGTGTTTCCTTCGACTGTCCAGAACCGATCTCCTGACACTTTTATTACGATTCCAGTATGCGTAAATTCTCCGTTTCTGTAGAAAATAACAATGTCTCCGACTTTTGGATTGCTGTTCAAAGTAAACAAATCTGCCATTGTCGGGCAGTAAACGTATGGCCAGTGTTTCAAAAGTTTCTTTGCTGCGTCTAATCCGAATGCTTTCATCATGCACCATGAAACAAACGCTGCGCACCATGGCTGCCCCTGATAATCCGGCTTAATATCTCGCCAGTATTTTGTATAATTATTTTCTCCGGCGTTCGCTGTTTTGCTGTCAAGTTGGCTATTGCTTGCCTTTTCGAGATAACCAACTTCATTCTTTGCGATCTGGATTAATTTGTCGATTGCGTTCATGCTCTTATCCTCACTTTCTGGAAAATATGTCTTTAATGCATCGTAAACAAACTTCTGTCTGCTCTTATATACCCCGACTTGGTTCCCTGTGTCCGTCTGGCAGGCTGCATAGAGATTATCGAGTGTGTATGGCTTCTGAGTCTTTGCCAAAATTCTCGTTACTGCTCCCTGTCCGCCTTGGTGCCTAAAGTTCACGCACATGGCTTGCGCTCTAGCATCCGTAACGCCCTGTTTAAGGGCTTCATCTGCATATGTGGCTAATTGTTCATCCATAAGGTTATCTTGGCATTTAACGCCCAAATCGGACGAAATAAGGGCAACTATGGTGTCGGCAAGCTGTGACACTCTGGAAATATTGAAACACTCCCAGTTTGCGGTCTGGACCTGTTCCAGAAGTCTGACCTTATCTATCTTCTCCCATTGTTCCGGGTCAGCATTGTAAATCCGTTCCAGAAGGATCTTGGCTTCAGTTGCATACCATGCTCCTGCCCCGATTGTAATTGCGTGTTCTTCAGAAGAATTGGTGTAGGCTTCTGTGAAGTCCGAATAATCCTGCTGTCCGTAAACCTGTCCGCCGGTTTCGACTGCATAAATAATCTTTCTGAGAACTACTTTCTGCTCGTTTGTCATATCGCGTTGCTCCTTTCTGTTAAATATGTCTTGTAAGCTCCGTATCTGCCCCTAAAATCAATTTTTATACGTCATTCGAGGTTTTTATCGAATTACACATAAAATCGTTATACAAGTCAAATACGAGGTCGTTAATAAAATAGTTCGATTCGGGCTGAAACGAATTAAGAATGTCAGGGTCAAATAAGCCTTATTTGACGATTAATATATATCTCGTATATATATTAATTATATTCTTATTCTATTTCTTATTCTTATTCTATTGCGTTACATTGCGTTACTGGTAACGTTATTGTAACGTTACATTGAGATATTATGTAAACGAAAATTGCTTGTTTTCAGAAAACTTTCATCCGATTTTTTATAATTTCTAAGATAATTGATTTATTATGAAAATAAGTAAAATTTACGTTTACAAATTATTCATTTTTTATTTTTAATATAGTTACATTTTAGTACGGTCGGGGCTGAGATTTTGAGGTTATTTCATCAAATAAGGGCTTATTTCACATTTTTGAAAAATCATGCTCTTATTCGCAATTTTAGGTTTCTTATTTGCAAAAATTAACATTAAAATAAGCAAAAAGAGCCGAGGAATTGAGTCCATTTCGGTTTGGAGCGGCTTTGCAACGTGTCAGTTATCAGTTAAATGAATTTTTTACAAAACTAATTGCTTCATTAATGTCTTTGAATCCCTTTATACTGTCACCGCCAGTTGCGAAACTTTTTGTTCCAAATCCTTTGACTAAATATTGACCGTTTACATCTTCTGCGTCAAGGAAAATCGGATCATAAGTGCCGTTTATCATGTATATTTCATCCTCTACTTTGCCTAATTTGTATGTCTGCAAAGTAACTTTTTTATAAGTTTCTTCTGGATGCTTTCGAATATCATTTGAGACATAAGTATAAAATTCTGTTTTAGAAACACTTTTAGCTCTTAATATAACTTGGAACTCGATAAAACCTTCTTCTCTGTATTTATAATAGTACGCCCAACTATATGCGTACATAAAACTGTCTGGGTTGATATATGGCGTGCATATTACGTCTAAATAAGTATTATAATGATATACTTTTTCATCCATAAACGATGTTTTTAACCCAGAGGCGGTATTGAATGCACTTGTAGGATAAGTGAGAAAAAATGTCACTCTTAATTCTCTACCTTGCTGTTCTTTCTTCCAAAGAAGCGTATCACCGCCCCAGATTTCATCCGTATTCACACCATTGATGGGAAATTCAGTTATTTCCTGTCCGTTTGCAAACGCCCGATATTTCATTCAATCAGCCCTCCTCGTAAGTGAAATATAATGTGTCTTTTCTGTCATTGCCTGACGCTACAAGTGCGTCATAATCGGATTTTTTAATTCGTTTTATGCACCTCAATTGAGCCTTTTTAACGGTCGTTCCGTCGTCTGCCAGCATCGCAATATCGGTACCGTCAGAAAACTCCTCGTAACTGATCGTAGGAAGCTCGGAACGGGTTTGATTTACTGTTGCAGATATCTCAGGGGTATTTTTGCCAAGCTGTTGATTATTCCCGTTATATGGGCTATTTTTCGCACTGTAGGTATCAATCAAACTTGTACCACCGCTTATCTTTAATGTGCGGCTCATAATATAGCTGTTTACCAATACCGGAAGTTCGGTACCATCCTCCAGATATTTGATAGTTTTCATCTCTACAGTCTGGCCAATCATATTGAACGGATTTCCTGCAACTTCTGCCGTGTATTCCTGTGCCCGATATAGGTGTGACGGGTCTAATTTGGATGTCGTTCCATAACAGAGATTTACCAGCGGTTTTGAGCGTGTATACACGCCGTATTCGTCTGCGTCGAAAGCCATATTTAACCAGTCCTGATTGCCGACAAAAAAGCTGTTTCGGTTGTGATAAATGTTCTTTTCATATGCTTCCTGAGCTGATGGTTCGCCGGATGAAAAGATGCCCGGATATGGGTCTGCCATAAACTCCCGTGGGAACCAAATTCTGCCCTCTTTTGCGTAGAAACTTTTGAACGTATCCAGATGAATTTGTGCTTCAAAATATTTATATATTTTTACACCTGAGACAGTTGTTCCGAACTGATAACTGTTCTCTGGGAGTTTCAAATACTCGAATTTTCCATCCCTGTTCATCCATCCAAAAACACTATTTTGGAGACATAAATCTTTGATTATATTAATTGCATTTATCTCGTTTGAAACGTTCGTGTTCGGCACAGAAGCATTGTCATATTCGAGCGTTGTTTCAACTTGTTCAATTCCTAAATACGCAAATAAAGCGTCCCTAAATTGTTTCTGGGTAAATACCATTTGGCTATCAACCGTACGATTTTTATACCACCATGCAATGTCAGTGTTTCGTAATTTATACAGATAATCATACGCAACAAAATTTCTGGTCAGGGAATTTGATGCTCTTTCTGCGGTATCAATTTCCCCTGTGAAAATCTTTAATTTGGTTTTGTTTCGTTCCAAATAAACTTCAATTCTTCCGGTCGGATAATATTCTTCTCCGGTACCGTCAAACTGTTTATGGTGCGCTGAAAAACTTATCTGATTGCACACACAGCCGCCGAAAATAAAGTAGTTTTCAGAGCAAATTGACTCCTGTAAGGTTACGGAACTTTGCTGGATATTCTCATTTGTTAAATCCTCAAATTCGCCGTTTATCCAGTGGACGGTAATATTGATAGGGTCTGAATTTTCTTCAAAAGGATTCTGCCCGTCATTCGTGATTTGGACTTGGAAAGTTGTGCTGAATGTTTTAGATTCCGTGTCGCCTATAACTTCCGTATAAATCACTCTGACAGTGTTAGTGCCGGCTTTAGAGCTATTAAAACCAGAGGTCTGATAATTTGTTACAACTGTCTCTTTTCCGGACTCTGTAACCTTCATGACTTCCATACCGGAAGTATCAAGGCTATCACCGATTTTATAGTATGTTTTGTCCGGATATTTGGAAATTCGGATTCCTTTTACTCTTTCCGGTGCTTCGATTTCTATTTGAAATTTTGCAGTCAGCACGGTATCTTCTTCGGTACAGGATACGGTAACGGTCTGTTTTCCAGATTCCGACATGTTAACAGAATATGAAAGCTCACCGTCCAGATTATACTCTTTACCGTTTGAATACTGAACCTTGCACTCTATTCCAGTCGGGTCAAAAGTATCTCCTACGGTGTATTTTAATTTATTTGGTAAGGTTTTTATATTCAGGGATTGTGGTTTTGCCGCCCAGATAATAGTTGCGCTTTTCTGTCCCCACGGGGAACCTGCAATCGAATCTTTTTTTGCGTTGATTCTTATGATTGCAGTACTAAATCCACCGCTTCCTAAGATTCCAGTTATTCCATATATCGGAAGACTGCCTTCCGAAAGTTCTTCGACAGTACTCGGAATGTCAAGTAATGTTATATTGGAACAAAATGTAAACCTATATATTCCGATGATTCCCTCACTGATTTTTAATTCTTTTATTTTTTCCCCAAATGATCTTGGTGTATTTACGGGAACACCTACTTGGTTAGTACCTGAAATCGTACATACTCCTGTATTTAAGTCAAGAGTCGCAGTAGCAGATTCCTTATCTGGATAACCAGTTGTCGTAGTAAATGGACTTCCGTAAACAGTATAAGGATTTTGAATTTCTTTCCCCTTGTATGATATGGTCGTGTAATAAGAACCAGCTTTCGATGTGTCAACCAGCGTCTCTGTAAAGTTTCCGTATGAAACCGTTTCTTCTTCTCCGTTTTCATATGTTACCGTCAAACTTTTTGCGGCGTATCTATAAGTTCCGGTGTTTTCGTCGCCGATGAAGAAAACAGAAGTTTTTCCAAAATATTCCTTGACTTTTATCGAAATAATATCATATACAGTTATATTGAATGTAGCTGTTTTTTCTTGATATGTTACAGTTATAGTTTTTTCTCCCGGGCTTGTCATATCAGGAGAAGAAAGTGTATAACCTGTAATTTTCTTAGTTGTTCCGTCATCATAAGTTGCTGTTACGGTCAGACCTGAGTTGTCAAAAACGTCACCTTTTTTATAACTTGTTTTCGTCGGAAGCGTAGTTATTTCAATACCAGTAAGTATAGCATTGCCCCATTCCACTATCGCGTTTGAAGCTGCCCACGGTGCACCGGAAATAGCATTTTCTTTTTGATTAATTCTAATCGTTGCAAGAGAATCCGCGCCGTAGAAGCATCCACTTCCAATAGTTTTAACATTATTTCCGATATACACAGATGTTAAATTACTACAGTTTTGGAACAACACATCTCCTAACGTTTCTATAGCAAAATTATCTGGGATTGAAAAAGTTTCAAAGGCGCATTTGGAAAAGCAATAGCTAGGTATAGACTTTAAATTTTTTGATAATGTTATATTCTTTAAGGAGGAGCAACCGCTAAAAACACTTCCTCCTATTTCTGTAATGCTGTCTGGAAACACAACATTGTCAAGAGAACTACAATCGCGGAAGCAGTTCTCGGGAATAGATGTAATTCCATTGCTTATAGAAACATCCGTTAAGTTTGAACAGCCGTTAAATTGCCCGCTTCCATTCCACTTTACAGCTTCACCCAATGATAAATTTTCAACGGTATTATTATAATAAAATGCGCCATTATCAATAGTACCGCCACGTATGGTCATGCTTTTTGCAGAAATATTGCTTATTCTTTCACTTCCGCTACTCGAAAAAATTGTGCCTTCTCCGCCCATTTCCAGACTTTCGAGAGAGCTTCCTTGAAAATTATATTGCATATTCTTTAATGTGGACGGAAGGGCTAATTCAGTAATTAAAGGGCATTCATTAAAAGCTACAGGTGATATAGTTTCAAGCCCCTCGTGAAAGATAACCTTTTTTAAACTTGAGAGATTTGAAAAACTACTTGAACCAATTTCTAAAACCGAATCAGGAATCTCCAGTGAAATCAGCGCACTACTTGAGAAACAGGATTTACCGATTTTTTTTAATGACTGCGGGAACACAATTTGCGTTATTTTTGTTGAATAAAAGTTTCCATCGCAAATTTCTTCCAAAGTATTGGGAAATGAGATATCTTCAAGATTTTTATTTTCCCCAAATGCGTCAACTGGAATTTTCGTAATTCCATTCCCAATATTTACTTTTTTAATTCTCGTTTTTATTGAACTTGGCGTGTTTTCTATATTAGAAAGAGATAAAAATTCGCCTGTCCCAGTTACTTTTAGGAGACCAGTTTCGAGGTCAAATGTAATGTTTACATCTTCTAAATTTGGGGTTCCTGCCTGCACATTATACGAATCGACTACAGTAACTGTAAGTTCTACAGTCAGTCCAGAATATTCAACTATTGAAATCTTTTCTCCTGCCTCAGATGTATCTACCTGCGATACTGTATATCCACTTGTTAATGCTTTGACTGTTCCATCATCATAAGTTACGTTAATGCTTCTTACCTTTACATTACTTGTTTCCCCGACAAAATAACATGTGTTAGAACTTTTTTTTATTTCAATGCTTATAGGCGTTGCCATAGCTTTCCTCCCATATAAAAATAAAGAGCACATGAGCTGTGACACCCATGCACTCTGGTTGCTAGTATTCGATCAGTGCGATTCGGATTTTGTTATACAAAATGTTATTTCCTACAATTCTGATCGGCTTGTACTCAATATCAGGCATATAAAAAACACCTGTTTTGTAGGTGTTTTCCTCGTCGTCCCAGTATGTGACCTTGTACTTCCGCTGCGCCTTATTGACTAATCCTGATTTGAAAACAGACTGCATCTCTATTTTGTCCGGCAACCACATCGGTCGTGTGTTGAAATCAATTTTTGTCTTAAAATTCGGGCTTGTGTCCCTGTGCAAGAGATTGTTTAAGTCTCTGTATGCTTCTATCTCTGTACGTTGATTCGGAGTTGAGGAGTAATCATCATATGCTAAGAATTTGTTCGGGAGAACGCTTCCCCCGAACTTTAAAAGCCAACCTTGGAAACTACTTCCTGCAATAAAGTCGCTCATTCTATCACCTACCCTTCAAATATTCCGTATCCATTACGATTTCTGAACTGCTGATTTTCTTCTTTTAGATATCCAATCAGATGTCCGTCTGCATAGATTGCCATGCCGTTCAGAGCGTTTTTGACTGCCTGCCCGATCATCTGATTATTGTCAAACGTGTTACTACTGATTGCCATGACTTCTTTCCGAATGTCATCAACAAAATCATCTGTATCAACAGACATTCTGTTTTTTACTTCCTGATAGGATGTACTCTTTGTGATAATGTCCGCGGATGGTGTATTAATCTTTTGCACTTCTGCACTTATATCATTGATGGTGGATTCGACTTTTGGAAGCATATTCTGCATACCGAGTCGGAATCCCTCAACTGTGAATCCGCCGAGTTCCATCATTACCTGTGATGGACTGTGAATCTTAAGAACTCTGCGGAACGTATTTGATATATTTTGAGCGATTTTTTGCACATTCGCATAAAGCTGTTGTGCCGCGCCTACGATTCCGTTATTCAAACCGATAATAGAGTTCCAGCCGATATTATACAAGTTTCCAATGGAATTGCTGATTCTGGTTCGGATTCTTCCAAACCATGTAAATGATGAGGAAAAGCCCGGCTCTAATCCGTTTTGGAATCCTTGACCGCAATATTCTGCAAGCTGCTTGAACCATCTGGACGGAGAGTGGGAGTCTACTGCTTCCTGCGCGGGGGCTTTTACACTGTTGTTCATTAAATCAAGAATCGAAGTCTTTGTGGAATCTTTCTTTCCGTCAATTCCAGACTGTAATCCTTCCGCAATGTTGCTTCCAAGGATTTTACCGCTTGATTTCGCAGTTTCTTCTGCGCCTTTCGCAGATGATTGAATTGTTGAGTTGAGCTTTTCGGTGACTTTACTGCCGTTCTGTTCAATTCCACTGCCTACGGCAAGAATCTGATTCTTTCCGAGTTTTGTAACTAATTCGAAACCAGAATTGTTATCCAGAACACCATTGATTGCCCCTTGCAGAGTTGAGTCCATTGTGTTTTGCAGAGTGCTTTCATAGTCAGAAATACCTTTTCCGAACTGCACCATCTGTCCGTTTGCCAAAGTATAGTAACCGTTCTCATCTGGTTCCAATCCTTTTGAAATTTCTTGATAGATTTGTAATGCTTTTTCGCCAAGAATCTGCTTTCCGTTTTCCCAAATACCACCCATCTCATCAATTGCATTTGCTGTATCTGTTACCAGAGTCGCAAAATCAACAGTCTGGATAAGTGTCTGGAATCCTGTAAGCTGTTCTGAGATATCCTCAAACGAAACATTGTTAATCCGATCAGCCATATTTGAGAACTTATTTGAGGATGCTTCCGCTGTATCTCCAAGGTCTTTGACTGGTTTATTTACTCCTGCTATCGCATTCTCAAAATCTTCTGAAGAAACCCCGAGATTATTGAGCTTAAGTTCAAGTTCATGCAATGCCTGCTCTGTGCTATATCCGTTATCTTTCAATTCAGAAAGGAATGTTAATAAAGGATATGCTTGTTCGCCTGAAATCTGGCTTGCACGAACCAGACTAAGAATGGCATCTTCATATTCCTGGAATATTTTCAAATCATCCTCTGTGAGATTGTTTCCAACTCCAAAAATGTCCTTTAGCCATTCGTTCATAGCTCCGGTGAAATCTCCTTTTTGATAGCCAAATACATTATCTTCCAAAAACTCACCGAAGGTTTTGTCTTCGCCGCCGAACAGATTAACACTTATCCATTTTCCGAGATTAAAGCCTGCCATTGCAGCTGCTAAGACTGCCATGGAATCAGCAAAGCCTGCAGCAAGCGTAGAACCGAGTCCAGAGCCAAAGAATGTCTGTAATGCACCACTGGCTGTAGATAATACAGAGCCAAGACCGCTGAATATCTTTCGTAGTCCACTAATTGAACTAACCACACTCCATATATTTTTCGAAAATTTAATAGTTCCTTTTACTGCGAAGAAAATTCCAAGTGCATTTCCTATCGCAGATATTGACTCAGGAGAAAGTTTTCCTAACACTTTTGCAAATGCATCCAGTACTTTTACTAATGTATTAATTAGTGGTGCTCCAATGTCATTGAGCATTATGTCAAAGAAATTTATAAATGCGTCTGCGAATCCCTCAGCAAACGGCTGAAATACATCCCATACATCACCGATTGTTTTTACCAGTAAATCCCAATCAATATTTTTGATAAAATTTACAATTACGTCTTTGAGATTTCCAATTCTTGTCCATAATCCGTTCCAATCAACATCAATCACTCCAAACTTATCAAGTGCGGCAACGGTAAGTCCCAGCCCTGCCGCTATCGAAGCGTATGGATGTGTCGCTAACATGGTAATGCCTTTGCCGATTATTCCATCTTTACCGAAAATACCCCCGAACCATGTAAGCCCTTTGAATGCCATAAAGGCAGTCAGAAGCTGTCCGAGGAAATAACCGATAGATTGTGCTTGTTCTGGTGAGAATGACGCGATAAACTCTTTAAACTTGTCAATCAAATCAGGGAGTTTGTTCACTCCGTCTGCCGCCTTGTCAAAGAAATCATCGAAGAAATCAAGCAATCCTGTTCCAACATTCTCAGCAAACGGCTCTAATACATCCCATAATTGCACAAGTGAAGCATTGATTTTATCCCAGTTAATTTTCATGAGAAAATCATTAAAAGCATTGATTAATCGCGGTAATCCTTTTTCTCCCAGTGTCCACTTGCCGAGCGGAACTAAAAAATGATTCCAGAAGTCTTTTAATGCTATCCATGTGAAATCCCTGAGCTGTTTCAACCCATTATTCCAGAGATTTTTCAGAGCTTTTGTGGTGGGTTCTGCGGCTTTTGCAAGTTTCTTAAATGCGTCTGTAACCTTATTTGCGAATGCCATGGCCTTATTTTCCATGGAATTGTAGGCGGTATCCCATTTCTTCTGGTATTCGTTCAAAAGTTTATCCAGTGCATCATTGAGGATTCCTGCGTCAATTGCAGATGTGTCAATTTTTGGCGTTTTAATCTTAGAATTTGCAAGGTCTGACAGAGAACTGTCGTCTTTGCTCATGATTTCCAGTTCATCATAGGATGCAAGAAACTGTTTGAGCTTCTTTGCGTTTTTAGTCGCATTTTTCAGATTGTCACTGGTATCTTTTGTAGTATCATCAACATCTGAAAGACTAGAATCGTCTATAGTATCAAGTGCGTTTGAGAGATTTTCACTTCCGCTTCCGATAGAACCGAACATATTTCCAATTTTGGTATCAACTCCAAGAAGTGAACCAATGTATGTCAGGAGTCTCTGGAATGCAATTACAAGGCCATTAATGTACGGCAATACTGCTGCAACGACTGGCATAAAGATGTTCCCTAATGCTCTAGCACAGGACACTAAATTTGCACGAAGTATACGTAACTGGTTGGCTGGCATATTTATCGTATTTGCCATATCCGCCCATGCGTACCGTGTAGAATCCAGTATCACTATTGTCCTCAGCATTGCTTTGCTTGCCTGATCCATCTTTGATACAGCTGTTTGCAGTCCAAGATTCGAAGCGTATTGCTGTAAGTTTGCCACACGAATGTTCGCACCATATTTATCTACGGCACGGCTCATTCCTACCAATCCAGAGGATAAGTTTTCGTAAACTGTATTAAAATCAAGATTTTTAACAGATGCAAGGTCTGCACCGATCATAGTTAACGCATTCGACAGCTTTAAAGCCTGTTCAGAAGTTGTTCCCATAGATGATGATAACTGTGCAAACTGGCCTTGATAATTTAAAAGCATGGACGGATCCATGCCAAGTGACTTACCGGTTTTATTTGCCGACAAAATGCCATTATCGGAAACATCGAATCCAGACATTTTGGATGTAAGTTCTCTGGCTCTCTGGCTGAATGAATTTGCATATGCTTCTGCGGAATCATAGCCCGCTTCTGACCAAGTTTTACCCGCTTTATCTGCTACCTGGCGAAACGCCGCTTGAAAGTAGTTGTAATCTTCGAGAAAATTCATGGAACTTTCAATTGCGCTTCCAAATTTTTCAACAACAAATTTCAACGTCCAGAATTTTGCCACCAGAGACATGATGCTAGGCAAACTTTTCTTTGCCTTGCTTCCTACACTTCCAACGGCGTTTGCAAGTTTTCTGACCTTTCCTGTCGAAGTGGCCGCACCCTGCCCCAATCCTGAAAATGCACTTGCAGTAGACCTTGCTGCTCTACCAGCATTCGCCCCAGAATTTGCCAGCTGAGCAATAGCCTGAGTCATTTGAATTGTACTGCTACTGATTCTAGGAGCGGTACTCATCGTCTGGAAGAATGATTTTAAGCTATTTGCCAGATCATTAAGCTGAGTTGCTGTCTTTCCGGTTTTGTCTCCTGCATTTGCCAACTGAGATATTGACTGAACAAAAGTATTAATTGGCTGAGAAATATTGCCTATTCCAGAGAATGAAACTATGATTTTTCTAAGTTCTTCACCAAGTTTTGGAAGTTTTGATACAACTGCATCAATAGAACTGCCGGCATTCGCCAATCTTGCCAGTGAAGAAATAAACCTGTTCACGTTGTTTGATACATCTGGAATACTGCCAAGACCAGATAATTCGGAAATCATGTTCTGAATCTTTCCAGACACATCACCTGTGGAGTTTAATGTTTCGTTCAGTCTGCGGATTGCATTTACGAATGAGTTTAATCCGTTGTTTCTCAAGTTCAGGCTACCGAGCACACTCATAGACTGAACAAACTGTTGCAATTGACTGTTTATCGTTGATAAATCAAGCCTGTCTAATTTAAGTGCTTGAACAGCAGAATTGGCCGTGCCTACGGAAGCTGAAAAGTCTCTAAGATACTTGATGCTCTCAGACATACGGCTACTCAGACGATTCAGTTTATTGCATAAATCATCAATGGATTTGCTTGCATTTGATACGTTACTGCTGACCTCTATCGCAAGGCTATCTATTGTGTTGTCAGGCATATAAGCACCTCCTTTATTTCAAAAAAATAAAGGGCAAGCAAGACTACTATTCATCCTGCTTGCCCTTTTCATTACCTATTTCAGATATATTTGCATTTGCCTGCCTGATAAGAAGTTCGTAGTAACGTTCTTCTTGTCTTAGTTCTGCTTCTGATTTCTTCGGCGTATCTGGATTTGGTTCAACCCAATTATTTTGTTTTTCCTGCGTAATTGGTTTACTCGGATAACTAACTTTTCTCGGAGATAATGCGCACGAAATACTCGTCTTGACATACAATCCGGTCAGCCATGCCTGATAGTCCATGTTTATTAACTGTGACTGAATTTCTTCTTTTTTTGAAACTCCATATTGTTCTATACGGATTCTCAGATCTTTAAGAGTGCTCCTGAGAAATTCTTTCTTTGACATCCCAATACGCACAGCCATCGGGTACAATTCATCCCAGATTATTTCGCTGTAGCTTTTTTCAGATGATCTGTTGGCTTCTTCGGCGCTTTCTTCGCTTTCTTCGCTTTCACAGAGTCCATTGCCGCATTCATGTTGTCCATGAACGTTTCCAGACCGGTTAATTTGAAAAAACCATCTTCCTCCATCTGTTCAATGCACATAGAAAACAGACCGTAGAAGTTTCCCTGCTCATCATCTTTATGCTCGGTCATATACTGTGCTGCAAGTTTTTTGGCGGTCTGTAAATCCGGGACAGTGCCATCACCGTCAGAATGGTTGCCGTGATATTGAAGTAATCCGGCATAGAACGCATTAAGCGCAGTATTCGGGATGCTACTCATTCCAGAAACCATTTCTTTAAGACTCCTGTCCGTTCCACCGCTTGTGGAAACCAGCATATTCATTACGGATTTCACGCAATCATCAAACAGTGATGCTTCAATTCCATATTCAAGTTTGTAGTCTTTGCCGCCGATTTTTAAAACTTTATACATATTATTTGTCCTCCCAAATGTGTTTAAAGGCCGCTGTCAGTTGGAACTACTGCTTCACTCGGGCCGACATATTCATTAATAGTAAGAGACATTTCGACGGTTAACAGGCCGTTCTGATCTCTCGCTGGTTTAGGAATGATTGTCGGCGGCTCGATTTTTGTGAAGAATGCTTTTTTAAGAGAAGGGAAGTATTCTTCGTACCACATAGATTTTCCGTCGGCTTTTCCTGTTTTGTACTCGCTGATTAAGGTTTCCCATTCAGTGATAGTTTCATCAGTTACGTTTACAGTTACGTTAAATGTACCACCTGTAGAACCACGTCCTGCAATAGTTCTTTCGACTTCATCTTCAAGTGCGGAAGCGTCGATTGTTTCTACGTCAATTTTGATTTCATCAGAAGCATTGATTCTGTGAAGAAGTTTAAATGTTGTCGGTTTAGTACCTGCTGTTGTTTCAACTGCATATCCAGTAAGCGAACCAACGGTACTTACGCCTGCTATATTTCCTTTGTCTGCCATATTCGGCTCCTTTCTGCTTTTTCAGCTATAAAATTACAATAAAAAAGAGCCACATGGCTCTGATGCGTAACCCTGCATCCGGGAGATAAAAGGATCACCGTCCTTTCTATTCATCTGTGCCTGTTTTCAGTTCTGGAAGCCCTGCTACAGATGTAAGCAAGGATAAAACGCCGGAAAGAACGGACGCGGATACGACCATCTTCCAGTCAACGCTTCCAAGGACTGTTGCGGTTCCGATTGTCGCAACTGCTGTCTGAGCAATTGTCTTAACAGCTCTGATTCCCGCAGCTTTCAGCCATTGTAATTTATCTTTACTCATAGGGACACTCTCCTTTCTTTTTGGTATAAAAAAATAGAAGCTGTTACGCTTCCAATAATTGCCCGGTGTAAATTCTGCTGTACCGGCTTATGATTCGTTTGAAACTCTTTTCGGAGTTTGCAACTTCTTCCGGTCCGTATGTCCGGCGAAAGCCCATTGAAATCATGGCCTGATGACTTTTGCTGTCGATTTCGTATGCAGTCGATAAAGCCTTTGTCCCAGATGCATAACTTTCCGTTTGAAACGAAAGAACTGTTGCGCATTCGTGACCTTCGAGACTTGTTGACTGCGTAGGATTCCCCATCATGAATAATCTGGCGTATTTTGTTTTGCCAGATGCTATTGTCTGGCTTTTCTCCATGGAAAAATTGCCTTTGCCGACTGTTGATTGAATGTCTTTACTCCACCTAGAAAATACTTCTGATACCGGGTTGCTGATCGTGTCTGGCATAGAATCACCTCGTTATAAGAAAAAGCACCCACCGCTCAGGTAGATGCTTTTATATGGTATAGTATATCAAATATGCAGGTATGATTCAGTATGAAGTTTTTAGGAACCAAACACTTCATTTGCAATTTTTCTGATGTTTTGCATAATCTCCACGCTTGCCTTATAAACTGGCATGGTGGCTTCAGTACCGTAAGAACGTACCCATTCGCCAGAATCGGAATAATAAACCCACGATTCATTCTTTCCATTCCCTTGTCCGTATGAACCGATTGTGTAACCAAAATCTTGCCCCTTAGGATGCGGGCTAGTTCCTGCCGGAGTGTTATACGAAATACCCGAACCGAACTCAATGAACAGGAGGTCAGAGCCTTCGCACACAAGCGTCGCCTGAGAATAGCCGCCAAAGTTATTGATTCTGATATAGGTGTTATGGTTTTTGTCAGAATCGCCTTGTGCCAATGCTATGTTTTCATCTATGACCGGGATTCCAAGTTCTGCTAGCCTGCGGACAAATTCCTCATTCTTACTTGCAAGTGACTTCTGATACGCTCTGAGCTGTTTTATCGTGTCTTGTATAGATTTATGCGACAATTCCATTTTGATAGTCTTATTCGCCATCTGAACCATCTCCTATATACTTGATACCATATCGTGCCACATTCCCTTTCTGGGTATCAAGAATCTTTTTTAGACGGTAATCTGGTGGGACTGTAGGCTCTCCATCTTCGCCTAAGATAAGTTCGCCTGCTTCATTCAGTTCCGGCTTGCAGTCTATCCAGAATACATCGGCGGTCTGCGGCTTGAAGTCACGGTCAAAGTTCGTGATGTATCTGTCGTAGTCCGGGATATAACCGGCGGATAATTCCTCTGGCGTTCCGGCGGTCGCAGACACGGAGAGGTGATGCAATTCTGGCTTTTGGTACGTTTTGATTGTGTCTATCCCGTCAAGGTCTTCAGTTGCCCTTGACCAATATACTATCTGTTTTTGGCGTTTTAATCCTCTCATGGCGATTTCTCCCTTCAAAAATCTTATATTGCATATTTCATATGAGACACTTTTACATCTTCATCAGATACCTTTGCATAGATCATTGTCGTGTTAATGTTGACATGTCCAAGAATCTTCTGCACCTCAGTAATCGGCGTACCTCTTTGAAGCATAAGAGTCGCAAGAGTATGCCTAAATAGATGCGGTGTCAGAGGCCTGTCCAGTTCTGACCGCTCACCGATTATTCGTACAATTCTTTCAATTGCTTCTTTTTTTAATACGTTGTGGGGTTTTCTTTCACTTACAAAAAGATATTCCGAATCATCATTTCTGAATGCAAGGTACTGTCCTAAAAGAAGTTTGCTGCGAGCATTTAGATATACTTTTCTATGCTTATTTCCTTTTCCTAAAACAATTACTTCGCCATTTTGAAAATCCACATCTTGTTTCTTGACAGCGCATGCTTCTGTCACTCTGGCTCCTGTACTGTATAAGAATTCAATCATTGCCTTTTCGCGTACCGTTTCGCATACCTGTCTGATTCTTTCCAGTTCCATATCTGTCAGAGGTTTCTTCTCTACACGTTCATACTTGATATTTTTGATAACTCTGCACGGGTTCTTGCCTATATATCCTTCGTTTGCAGCCCACTCGAAGAAAGCGTGTATGGCAGTTCTTCTACTATCAAGCGTTCGATTACTCAACCCTCTGCTCTCCTGAGCATTATACAGATATACACGAATGTCATTTGCGGTAATATCTTCAGCTTTTTTATTGACTGTGAAAAAGAAATCATCCAGATAAAGATTGTAGAGTTCGAGAGTCTTTTTACTCAAACCCTCGATCTTCCTGCTTACAATGTAAGTTTTGTAAAAATCTGGCAAATATCCAGTATACTTTACAACTGCTGTTTCTCTTTGACTGATATCAAAATCATTTACATACAACGCCAGTTTGTTTCTGACTGTTTCAAGATATTCTTCCGGAATTTCTTCATACAGATTTGTCATGAACCCATTCACGAATTTTTCTCTCATAAAAAATACCCTCCTTTTGGGTTCACAAAGGGAGAGTACTGTGCTATAATATACCCGTACCCTTTGTGGTGCTTGGAGTTGGACTTTTTGTTTGGTAGACGGGAGTCCAGCTCCTCTTTTTGTGTTCTGTTATAGTGATTATAGCACTGTTCGCTCTATCTGAATAGATATTTTAGCGAATTTATGAGAGATTTTTAATTAACTAAAGCCCTCATTAATTAATTAGTTATACATAATGTAATAAAATCTTTATCTTTACAAATCCCGATATAATCTGTAGCATTATTGTCAACAACAAGCCTATGATTTGACATAACAATCTTGTCACCCAATGTTAAACTTTCAATGTTTGCATCAACTTTAGAAATAACACCATTTGTTTTGACAGTTACAAATTCACCGCTATTTGCATGTGTTATAGCAACACCTGTTAATTTCAACAAAGTATTACCTAAAGCACAATTCATACTATCATGATACACAGTATCTCCAACCACAATTTTTTCAACTGCTTTGTATCTTATGCATTCGTCTGAGAACTCAATAGCAAAATTATCATTAGTTTTTGTTTTTGTAACTTGGTATAACGAATTTCTTGTATTTCCATGACCGTCAATAATCCAGTCAATACCAGTTCCAATAGCTGTTGGTTCTTCATTAACTTTTACACCATTCATCATACATCCAATTAAATGAAGTTTATTTTTGACACCCGAATTTACAGAACGAACAAACACACTCATACCACCTAAATGCTCAAATTTGCAATTTTCAAGTGTGACATCAGCATAAGTATTAAAATTTGTATTACTATGAACGCTAAATGGTTCGCTTGATGTGTTTTTAAAAAAGCAATTCTTAAAATACCATTTAGCACCACTTCTTATTCCGCTTCCATATGAAGCACCTTTTGTTGCTTGGTTAACAATGAAATCACAATTATTGACATATCTGTTACAATAATTATAGTCTCCGTACCCGAAATCATCATGTACCGCATACATTGTTTTTGTTCCAATAACTGTTATGTTTTCAAGAGAAGATGTTCCACGTAAATTGATAGTCGAAATAGTTTGGCTTGCATTTGTCAATTCAACAACAAGTTTTGTTTTCTCTTTAGTTCCAACACCTTTCAATGTTGAAAAATCAGGCAAAAACAATCCATAAAACCCACTATCATTTTTTTCTTCTTCTGTGTATAAATCTAATGTGTTATATATTCCTTCTTCTAATTCAAATATGTACGGTGTCTCATCAGTTCCATCAGAATATCTTGAAAAAATAGCCCTTAATTTATCAGAAGATTTAATTCTAATGATTGTCGGTTTACCTCTTTCAGCGTAATAATCAAAGAACGGAGCAAATAAAGTCTTTACATTACCTTTTTCAATCTGCGTCATTCCACTAAATGCAACTTGTAATGACACTCTTATAAATTTCGCATTTATAGGAGTTTTAAATGTATATGAATCTGTATTCTTTGGTTGCACATAAGAAATGTATGATTTATTTTTATCAAAGAAATTAATAAAAACGAATGGTTGTGTATTGGCAGTCTGAAATCTGTCATAACTTATAATATATTGTGCGCTACTATCAACTTCAATGAAATCAGTTGTTTTCCATTCGGTATTATTTTTAATAGTTCCGTCTGTCATGTGCCCACTAACTGAATTGTTTTCATTTAGAATATTCTTCGACTTTCTTCTTATAATAGAAACATTTTTTTTATATATATCTAAATCTTCCTTCAGTGAACCAGTTTCCGTTTTCAGTGAAGCAATGTCTGTCTTGTTCTGCTCGATCTGCTGTGCCTGTTCTGTCGTGGCTCCAGGCTTGACTGGATTCTTTTCAAAATATTCCGTAACTAATCTTTGTATTACCGTCTCTGCTTCTTCTTTTGTGAGATACAGTGACATATCAATTGGAGCGCCCATAGTGTCCCAAACTACGCCGTTCCATGCCACATTCATTCCTGCTTCGCCGTAGACCGACTTAGACTCGATATTGTACATATCGCCAATATCTGGATTTAATGGAAGCAAATCAGCAGTCGCAACTGTACCTCTGTATCTTACAGGGCTATTTAATTTTGCTTCCATATCGGAAATCTGGCGTTTTAATATTGCATATACTTTCTTTGCTGTTAATGCCATATGCGCTTCTCCTTTACAGTTTGTACCATGTATCGGTAGGTTTGTGATATTCGTATAATTCAGAAGTATCAAGGCACAGCGCCGAAGAACCGCTCTCTACATAATGCGGGAGCTTTGATACGTCTTTTGAAAGTCCCTCGTAATCACGAACCATACCTCTTGCATCTGTACATACCCAACTACCTAAATCCGGCAATTCATCACCGGGATTGTACTGAATGCCATCAAAAATAATTGTGTTTTCTGCTTTTGCCATCTATGCAATCATCCTTTCTGCCCCGATAGGAGCCACATATGTGAACTGGTTTCCTAAGATATCTCTGGCCGTGCCAATAACAAACTGTCCATAGTCTGCCAGAATATTACATACAAATTCCTCCGCGTCCACCCAATACCGTTTCTTAACCATACGATGAAGTTCTGGTAATAGACCATAACTGAACATCACACAATGCCCTAACTCATGAATAAATACACGGTTCAGAAGTTCTCCATACAAGTTATTTGCGATTGAAATAACGTGGGTTGAATAATCCGATACTCCAAGCGTTCTATTGCCTGTACGGTCAATTAACACGCTGTCGTGCGGAGATACAAACTGCACTCTCCATAGGTCTCCGTTCATATAAAATTGTCTTAGCATGGTTTATCACCATCCTTTTCAAATTAAATCAAGTTCTTGGAATACTTTAAAAATCTTTGGAGATTGAATTGCAAACCAATCAACCATTTCTTCGTTCGTAGCCCATGCTCCATAAAAATTGGCAGACGAAGAATCAAGTCCACTTTCAAATAAAAAAGCATGAACAATTTCATGACGTAGAATGTTTTTCTTCCAATTTTCGTAATCTCTTAATTCACAATCATCTTTTTTGTTACACACTATAATTTCGTGCGCGGACATATCCGTGTATCCATCTCTGCCTTTTCCATCAAGTAAATCGTCGTCTTTTTCATTCCTGAAATATATTTTGTACTCGGTTCCTAAAATATTTACAGTCAAATTTTCCATAATCAATCCTCGAATTTCATTACGAATTTTCCACCGCATTCACATTTTTCATGACAGTCATATACATTCCAATTAGTTGTTGATTTGTCAGCACTTGGTTTCTGTGGTTTTCCGCATTTCTCACAAATCATTTTAATTTTGACTTCCGCTTTTTTCTCGACATATTATGTACCTCCATAACCAAAAAGCCCCTGCTACATTCCTGTAACAAGGGCAAAATTCATTTCATATTCAATTCATCTGCTGTATAAAACGTGTCAAGTCAGTTTTCATCTGCTGTCTGATTGATGCGTCTGCATCATCCCACATTTCTTTCATATTGCGGATGATATCTTCTGTATACTCTTTCATGGAATCATCCATTTTTCTCTTGGACTCAGCGTCTTTGGAATCATGGTAATGTCTGCGATTCTCGCTGTATCTGTCGTAGGTTTCACCATATCTGGATTGCTGACGATTCATGCCATCATTCCCCATATTCCTGTCCGAATATTCTGGGTGATATCCCATGCGGTACATATTGCGTTCAAATTCTGGATTATTCAGATATTCATTCATCCAGTCATCATCCTGTGCGTGAAGATAAGGAATATATCCCATGCGGCTTCCTCTGCCTTTTGGGGCAAATCTGCCATTGGAATAACGATATCTGTCATATCCCATACGTCCAAGATATTTCTCTTCCTGCTCGCATTCGTCCATAGCTTCTACGATTCTGTAATCCTTATCTGCACAAATCGCACACTTTACAGCTTCCATGCAGTCTTTCAAATCGTCCCAGTCTTGAGCGTTGAGAGTATCAAAGCCATGTGCTTTAGCTTTCTCCATAGCCCATTTTCCCATTTCCATTGCAACTTTATGCATTACATTGCCCCCTTTCTGGCAGCCTGTGTAACAGGTGTGTCTGTCGTTGGGGCTGCACCATTAATTGCTGTTAAATTGTTACTCGGACTACAAGCTGGATTTCCTAACATCTTGAATACTCCACCAGTTGCACTTGTAGCTACTCTGGTTGCGTACTTCGTTCTGGTTCTTATTCCGCAAGCCGTAACCTGTGCACAGCAACGATTCTCTAGCGGATACAAAGTTGTTCCTGTTCCTATTTGAATCATTACCGGGGCGGTAATTGTGGTGGCTTCCGGTATACTTTGTGCAACAACAATACAATATTTCTCTCCATTGTTGTAACTGCCTGCTGGGAGTGTGATTACAAGATTACCACCTGTAAACGCAACAGCTTGACTGATTACAAGATGACTGCAAAGTTTACAAACATTCTTACAACTCATATTTTTACCTCTCAATCAAAATAAGAGGTGAGCCGTAACCCACCTCTTAGAATTAGTCAACCTCTAAGGGTGAGTTACTTAGCAGCATCCACTGTTGCATCCGCATCCGCCGTAATAGGTATTCGGATTAGGAACAACGTATGCCGGGATGGCTGCCGGATTAATTGCATTGATTAACTGCTGAGTCTGCGAAGCCATAGCAGTTGTAAGCAATGCGGACTGGCGATCCTGAGATGCAGCACGTTTCAGATCAGTATTTTCTGCCTGTAATGTTGCAATCTTATCCTGAGTCAGGAAATCAAGGATTGCTCTTGTATTGCTATTCTGGTTTTCCAGAAGGTCTCTGGTGTTATTGTTCATTGTGTTCTGGAGAGCACAAGTGTTGGTAGCCATGTTGTAGTTGATGCCCTGGATAGCCTCTCTTGTTTCACAGCAACAGTTTGCTAACTGAGACTGTAATGTATTGGTGTTCTGCATATTAGCCACTGTATCAGCGTTAATTGCCTGCTGAACGCCGTTGAAGCCCTGAAGCATTCCAACGTTCACGCCATTGAAGCCACTTTGCATGGTATTGTTAAGAGCATATGTGCTATCACAAATACCTTGCTGAATGCCTCTGATGCCGTTCTGGATATCATTAAGAGCAAACCCCTCGTTGATATCAGCACGGGTAGCCCATCCCTGGAATCCGGCACCGTTCGCACCGTTTCCACCATTACCGCCGAAGCCGCCGCCCCAGCCGCCAAAACCTCCCCATCCAAAGATGGCAAAGATCAGGACGAGCCAGATAAGTGAAAAGCCATCACCGCCCCACATATCATTGGCGCGATTATTAGAGCCTGTAGCGGCAGCAATGTCACTAAGACTGTAATTTGAACCATTCATCATGTTTTTAGTCTCCTTAAATTTTATTTACAATAGGAGACATCCGCGGCTGTCGTCCCGAATTGTAGCGATTTTTAATCACCCAATTGTGGGGAAGTGTTATAATCCAAGGAATTTCTGGATAATTCCATCTGGTGATAAGTGCTTTTCATTAAATACATTTTGCTGTATTTGATGTAACTGGTCCGTATCACCTTTTTTGTATAAATCCAACGCATTCTTCAATGTTGGATTATTTCCTGCAAATTTACTCATATCGTTCATCATGTTGTCAACACTTCCGAACCTCTGAGAAATCATTTTCTCAAATTGCTTTTTCATTATGGCGTTTGGATTGAATGTCATCTCTGCCTACCTCCGTTCTGCTTAGACTCTGGTGTCCCCGACATCTGTGTCGGAAACATACTCTTTATTTCAGAAATCTCCGAACAAACATCATTCCGAAGCTGATTAAACATTGCTTCAATGTCAATCTGCTTTTCATCTTGCTTAGATTGCTGTTCATCTGGATTTACGAGTCGGTAAACAAAAATCCTGCTCCTTCCATCGGATTGAAGCTGTTTTCTGTAAATTTCAGTTCCGTCTGTTTTTGGATAGTAAACAGGATTGCCGGACATATCCACATCTTTAGCCTTTACAGTATCAATTCCATCCACCATCTGTCCTTGAAGCATAGGTGATTGTGGAACCGGCTGTAACTGTTGCATCTGTATTTGACCATAAGGCATTGCCTGCTGATAATTATTCTGCAATTGCGCTAGCCTGTCCTGATACGGCTGTATTTGTCCGTATGGGTTGTTTATCATTGGCTGTTGCGGATAATACGGATAACCTGCCATAATCTGTTCCTCCTGTCCGGGATTCAAGAATCATGTCCATATCATCTATGGAACGATGCTTTTCCCATATACCCTCGTAAGGGTTTCTTAACATAATCGTTGTGTTTTCTCCTATGATTATATTATATAGGAAGGAACTCTGTTTTTGAACGTCACTATTTCGCCACGTTTTCGCCACAATACAAAGAAAAGCCCCGACAGTACATCGGGGCAACTTTAGAAATTTTCTTCTTTATTCTTTTATTAATTCGGTCTATGGTTCTTGGACTATACCCCATAAGTTCAGATGCTTCCCATAGTGTCTTTTCGCCATAGGCCCGTAATCGAAACAGTTTTTCTTCTCTGGAATCGAAGCCTGCTTCTTTTAAATAAAATTTTCTTTCATCTTCTGAAAAGTCTGTATAATTCATATTTCCACCGTCCTCCCTTACAAGTGGAATCAAACTGGAAGAATACCGCTTAACATAAAACCGATAACTGCGCTGACAATAGATGTAATAACACATACAATGATTGTATCGTAACGCTTTCCCGGGACTGCCATGAGAGTCTTTATATTGTTATTCATCTCATCCACAGTTGACTTGATATGGTTCAAGTCATTCTCACTTAATGCTGTCTTTCTTTCCAGTTCCCCGATACGCTCATAAAACTCTTTATGGCGGTCGGATTGTCTCTCTTGCATCTGTCGAAGACTATTCTCTAATTCTTCTATGCGGTGTTCATTAAAACATTCATGTTCACATCCCATCGCCAGTTCCTTTCTTCACTCCCTTAACATTTGCTTTTCCCTACTGAATATAAGCAACCCAGCGGCACTCCGGGAGGACAAAAATACTGTGCCACGTGACCCAACCATCTTATTAAATTAAACTTCCTGCAAATGGAAAAACGCCATGATTGATATATATTTCCGTTTCTGATTCCCAGTTTCGACTTACCGAATTTTCAGAATGTGATTCTTGGAATTCGGCTCCCTGTTTCACAAGGAAATAGAGAGCCAGATCAAATATACAATCATAGCAATATTCCATATCGGTGTTGATTTTTTCCTCTGTATATCCAGACGGATAGTTGCGCTTCTTTTTGAATGAACGAATTGCGCGTTTTACAGACAAAGAAATCATACCGTCAGTTTCCGCATCATCGGATAGATACTCTTTCAGATCATTCACAAGCTGTTCGTTCATTCAAGATCACCTACCCTTGCTGAGATAAAATTTCTGAGATAATACCAGCCTTATTTGTCGATGTCAGGGCATAGCCATTGTCACTTGCGAGCTGTTTCAGTTGAACTACTGTCATGCTTGACAGCTCGCTTTCTGTATACTTGTGTTTAACACTTGCTACAGATGGTGACTGGCTGTTCTCGTCGAGACTATGCCCGTTTATTCCCCCTTTGTACCGATTACGATACCACCATTAGCTTTTGCTGCTACCGGAACAAACATGCCTGATGCTTTAGTCCAAACTGCAACTGGGTCTTGTGTAGCCCACATGGACAGTGTTACGAAAGAGCGATTTTCTTCCTGAATGAACTGTCTATATTCAAGTTCCTCCGGTGTTACGCCCCAGAGTCCAGTACCAAATGAACCGTTCGGTTCTGCTTCATACAGAGTGAATACATCCTCTTTGAAGTATCTTCCTGTTTTGAGTGAACCATCTGCTTTTCTGAATCTGAATTTCTCGTCGCAACGATCAATTGTGATTCCGTATTCTTGCATAAGCAGATTAGCGAGTTCCTGTTTGGTCAGAAGACGTTTGTTAGCTGCTCCTAAAACTGCGGTCTGCATTGCAGTGTTGTTTCTCATATAATTAATCATTTTAAGTGATGTCAGGGCTTTGTTTACCACAAATCCATTATCTTCTGCAATAGCGACCATCTTCTGAATATCACCCATGATGTCCGCATCTGGCTTAGACCAGTCTGTCATTTCTACCTTTGCGCTGGACGGAACGCCGTAATCAATGCTCATATCAACGTTGTTCTCTTTGACTTTTACTGCACCAGTAGAAAGGAACTGTCCTTTCATAACATTTGCTCTGGCAACAACACCTTCAAAAAGGTTAGCTGCATCATCAAATACAAACTTCTTTAAGTTCTCATCATCCGGCACACCGTTTTCGATTGCTTGCTGTAATCTCTCAGACTGATTGATTTTTCTCTTGATGAAGAGCTTTTCAGTCAGAACTTTTTCGAATCCCGGTCTGGAGCCAATTTCCGCTTCGGTATCGAGAGCGTGAACGAATGCTACCTCCGGCAGTCTTTGTCCAGCCATAAGTCTATAATATTCCGCTTTCAGGTACTGGGTTTTAATATCAGGGAAAATAGTGTCAAGGATACCCGGTCTTTTAACACTGAAATTCTGAGAAAAGTTAAGTCTTTCTTCCTGTGTGATTGATTCTAAAATATTAAATGGCATCTGCTGCACCTCCTTAAAATTCTGGGTCTGTAGTAGTTACAAAAACGATACCTGCTTTTTCAAGCTCTGTTTTTGCAGTGGTATCTACTGTTACCGGAAGTCTTTTTTCAAGAACACGTCCTGCAACAATTACGGAAATAGGTCTTTTTACATCATCTGTCATATCAACATCTTCAAACACAATGCCTTTAGCACCAGTTGCGTTTGTCGGATATACAGAACCTGCCTTGATAATCTTCTTAGTTCCAACGGTTTCAGCATTTGTCTGTTCTGCTGTATAGGTTTTAAGTACCAGTCCTACCTCAGATTCGAGGATATTAGGTGTGGATTCGTATTGCTCTGTTTTCATAAAAGCCATAATCTAAATCTCCTTTTCTTAAATATTTACTGGGGCATTATCGTCTGCCGGTTTATTTTCTGGACACATTTTTGCTGAGTACGCTTTTGCATATTCAGATGCTTCACTTTTCTTTTCTGGTCCTCCACTAGATTTACCGCCGCCCGGATTAGGTGTGTTTTCAAGGGCTTCTTTTTCCCATGCAGCTTTTGCGGTATCAAGCGTTGATTTATTTACTTCGGAAATTCCATCAACAAAAGTCTGTGCTTCTTTGAGTGCATCTTCAGCATCCATATTTGAAAATGCTTTGATTGCTCCTGCGTAGGCGTCTCCTTTCATTCCTGCACTCGCAAAAATAGAAGTGATTTTACCTGTCAGAGCGTCTTTCTGAGCTGCTTTAAGTGCAGATTCGAGATCAGAAATTCTTTTTTCATTTGTTGCTTTTTCTTTCTGATGCTCCAATTCTGTTCTTTCAGCTTCACTCATGTTCTGCTTTTTCAGTTCTTCCAGTTCTGTTTCCAACGCTTTTGCTTTTTCTGCATCTTCTTTTAATTTCTGATTTTTGGCTTTTTCCTTAGCCACATCAGAATTAGATTGATTCAGAAATGAGGTAATCTGCTCATCGGTTGCATCTGGAAAGATCTTCTTTACATCTTCTCTTGTCATTGAAATCTCCTGTCACCAATACGCTTTTTTACGCTGTTCGCTCAGCTCAAGGTGTCTCCCATGATTACGCTATCGGGGTGCATATTTTTTTAATAAAAAAGAGACGATTTTACTCGTCTCTAAATTAACTGTATTGAATTGAACACCGGCAGTTCACAATCTCGTCTGCCGAAGCTCCTAGCGAGATGTCTTTTGGAAATTGTAGTAGGCTGTCTCCGACTGAGAACGGATCATCAATCGGGAGTATGGTTCCTCCGACTTCAAGGTGTGTTTTTCGTTCCCTTTTGTCTCCTACGTCAATCCATTTCTTCTTTGTCTTTCCTGCTTTCACAGCTTTTGAATACTGTCTGTAATTCAGTATCGAATTAGCTTCGCATTCTGAAATAAACATTGCCCGGTCATTTGACAAGTAATAATCATCAGTAATGCTTTTATCTTCGGAAGAAAATTTTTCAAATGTTGCATCAATAATTTGTTTTGTCACGTCAAGAACATATTGCTTGATATATGTGTCTATAAGCATATACGAAGCAATTACATCCAGATATTTGTCATAAAATTGAGTCTGAATGTATTCTTGATCTGATTCTCCACTTTCTATGGTTGTTTCTATCAGTGCTAAAATATAAAGGACAACTTCTTCCATTTGTTCGGAAAAAGCTATCCTTTCTTGCTTTTCTTTGTCTGATATTGACATTTTGCTGAAATATTCTTTATACGGTTTACTTCTGCGATTGTGGGGTCTGATATTTAATTCATCGTATGATGAAACACTCATTCTGAAATCACATCCTTGTTAAAGCCATTCAGCAAATTTTGTGCTTTTTGCAGCTCTGAGTCTGGGTCTGCCAATTCCGGATAAATGGTTCCGAGATATGGCAAGCTCATTTCGTATACTTTTTGCGGATCACTAAATAATCCGCAAGTAATCAGCGCAATAAGCGGATGAATTTTATTTTTGAACAGATAATCCAGTGCCTGCGCTTTAACAAGCATGTTATCTGTCGGGTTTCTGGTGATTTTTACATCAAAATCTCTGGTTGAAATATTTACATCCATTGAAGTTTTTCGGATGATATTCAAAATAATTCTGGCAGATGCTTTTTCAGCTTCTTTCGTAAATGCTTCTACCAATTTTGCGTCTCGTTCTGCAAAATCCCAACCATTCCTCAGATACACTGCATTTCCTGTGTCTCCACCCGTATTGCCCTGTCGATTCGGCATTGCTTCTACAATCAGCATATTGTTGTAAATATCGTCTTTTGCAACCTGACTCTCTGACTGATTTAGTTCAGCAGTCATTAAGTCAACGTCTGATTGTGTTCCATTCCCGACATCTTTTACAGATACAGCACCGAGTTTTATCATTTTTACAAATTCTGCTTCGTCAATCTCACAGTTCTTAAATTTCATCAGAGCTTGTACGAACTGTTCAACCCCATTCAGTCTGTCAGATTGATATTTATTGATTGCATCATACATTGTAATCGCAATTTCGATGTCGGAAAGTCTGTCGTGATTATTCGGATATTCAATGATAGGAATACCACCAAAACCATTGATTCCAGATTCTGTTACCGCTCCATTTTGAATTTTGAAATACTGTCTGGAAGAATAACACTGGTAATACTGCTGATTGTCCTCGTCTTTTAAAATCTGGACGGAAAGCACTGGTTTGCCAGTAACGCTTGAATAAACAATATATACATCCTGCGGTGACGGGATAAATATTCTGAAAGGCGGTAAGTCTCCATCCTTTGTCCATTCATCCTCTCTCAGGATTGCTTTATATGCAGTTCCTACTGCACTCTGGTATATCCCAAGTTGAATATTTCTGGCGTCTGCATTGGCTTCGTCCAGATAATCATTAAGCCGGTCAACTTGTTCGTTTGTTTTTTCACTCGCTTTTTTCTTCTTGCAGACATACTGAATAGGTTCTCCGTATATCTGTCCTGCCTTAAATTTGACTGTTTCAAGGGCATGATTCTCAACAACTTTATTGTTGACCTCTGGGCGAACAAGTTTTTCACGATATAAAATTGGCTGATCGCCTTTGTAATATCTGTAAAGATAATCCATCAGGGTTCTATTCCTGTTATGGATTCCGATTGTATCAGAAAGGACCTGTGCCACGTTCTGGGGAGTAATCTGGTCTACGCCAGTATAGGCAATTTTTCTGCCAAACTCGCCTTGGCATAGGTCAACAAAGTTAATTTTGTTTCTCCCCACTGCCTGTCCTCCTATTTTTCTGCATGAAAAAAGCACCGGAATAAATCCAGTGCTTAATTTTACATTTTATATTATATCAAATATCTAAGTATGATTCAGTATGAAGTTTTAATATTCGAATCCTTTTATTTTTCTTACCGTTTCTATTGCACACAAATGAAGTTCTTTTGTCCGCTGATACGAATACCCAACTTCATCGGCAATTATATCAAGAGATTTTCCTTCAATATATCTTTTGAATAAGACATCGTACTGTAATGGATTTCTTACAGAATCAATTGTCCTAATGACTTCTGTTTTTTTCTTTAAGTACTCATCTGTGATATCTTGAATTTCCCTTTGTAGATCAACAATTTCCGCAATCAAATCACCCGTTCTGTCTTTATTCCCAGATGTTTGTACACGTTCGCCATACGAAAAGGAACTTAATCCAGTTGCATGAGCTTTTAACTGTTCTATTTCTATATATTTATTATGAATTGCCCTATCATAACGCTGAATTTGGTTTAAATATTCTCTTGTATTCATACATACCTCCCTCCCCAGAACGGGTTACGTATTGCCATTGCTTTTCCTGCCAATGGATTTTGTACAAATTCTGCCATCATCGCCAAGCTGTCAATTCCATCGTCATGAGCTACTTTTGCTCTTGTTGTATATGTGGTTACATTTGCCATAAACATTCCGTAATCAGATTTAGGTTTATACTGGCTTGGATGCAAAAATAAAAAATGTTTTGCTATATAGTCAGAGTTCACGAGAATTTTTGTCTCCTTGTTTGCTAACGTGATTTTTGGATCAATCTCAGCTCTGCATTTTCCATTAATAAGTTTTTGAACGTTGTAAGCAACACGGTTTCCGACATTATTTGACTCAAATCTGATTTTGTGCGGATTGTGCCTAATTAGAATATCCGCTGTTTTCTTGTCAAGAATGCCATAATCTGTGTTATCGTCAAAAACTACGTCTGCAATGAAAAATTTATCTCCATACTGATACGCAATAGGCAATGATTCAAAGTCAGTTCCTTTGTCTTTTGTGTCGCATACCGCCCATATCGCGTCTGATTCTCTGTCTGGTATAATTGCATATTCATCTGTGCATCCATCGGGCACGTCTTCTCTGACAAAGAAAAATCTTTTTAGCTTATCTGGTGGAAGCAACAATCCTTCACGTTCTACCGGTTGCTGCTGATAAAGACAGTTATAAGAGATTTCGTCCATGGACTCTTTAGCATCGTTGAAATACTTCTCAGAGAACCCATTTACTGTGAATAAAAAATTGCTTTTGCCATTCTCGTCAAGTGCCGGTACTGCTATAAACCTTGCTCTAGGGTTCCCAGCGTATAACTGCTGTAGCTTTCCAATAGGGTCATGCACTGACCATCTTGTGGCAATGTAAAACTCTTTGCACCCTTCAAGTCTACGGGAACGTAAGTCATTTACTACTTTTGTCCACAAAGTATCCAGTCGGTTTTTATTCAGTGCTTCCTCGATACCAGATACAAGGTCATCGGCGGTAAGAAATCTGTTACAACGGGTAGCTCCTGTCAATGAACCATCAATGGATCTGAACGTCCATGTTTTGAAGCGACCGTTTCTTTCAAGGTTTACCGTTGTTTCTTTTGCATTTGTTCCCTGTATTTCTACATTCGGGAAAATCTCATGCCACGTATATTCAACAGGGTCATTGATAATCTCCAATACTCCGTCATAGAGGGAACGTGTCAAAATACTACTATGCGCAGATGACAAGTTAAAATCATTCGGAAACCATCCTCCAACAAGCGAAAGAAAAAAGTCTTCGAGAGTTGATTTGCCGCAGCCAGGAGGTACGCTCAATGCAAATATATCGAGTTTATCGTCCATCAGGTCTTGCAAAGATCCGATGATATTGTGCTTCAAGAACACATTTCTTCTTGGCTGATAGAAGCGTTCTTTTAAGATTCTGTTCTTTTCCAGATACAGTAGACCGCTGTCAACCTGATAGTTTCGGGCTTCGAACAGAAGATATTTGTAGTAGAGGTCTTCAAATTCTTTTGAACCTGTTTGAAGCAACTGATTAAGCGCAGCTTCTTTTCCGATATTGCTTAATCCTATGCCTTTTTCACGATAATTCGGGTATTCTTTGAAAGAATGTTTTTCATCCATTAAGTAGACAAGGGAATATAACTTATTCCACTTTGTTTCCGGGCTTAGATTACTGTTGATGATGTTATTTCCAATCATCACATACCATTCCGGCGATTCTTCAATAATTTTTTGCATAAAAATAGAGCCAGACCTCCTTTCTTCTTAGGATTTAGTCTGGCTCTCGTGTGGCTCTTTGACTGGTTATTCACTTGCTTTAAAGTTATATATAGGTTTGATAATATCAACTATTTCTACAGTATCTTTGATATTATCAATAATTTCTTGCGGTGGTTTGTAGGCCATAGGGCTTTCATCAATTGTGGATTTCTGAACGGATGTTGTGTATATCCCATCCATAGACTCCTTAAATTCTTCTAACGAGATGTTTTCTTTTGCTTTTGATCGGCTCATAATGCGTCCTGCACCATGCGGGGCCGAACAGTTCCAATCATCGTTTCCTTTTCCAACTGCAATAATACATCCATCTCGCATATTCATTGGGATAAGAACTTTTTCGCCATGTCTAGCTGATATTGCGCCTTTACGAACAATGTTTGTATCGTGGTCAATATAATTATGAATTGTATCAAACCATGTGTTTCTTTGGAGCGTCCAATTCATAGTGTAAAATATAGCACTCTGTATGCATCGTCTGTTTATTCTTGCAAATTCTTGACAGATTTTCATATCATGCAGATATTGTTTTCTATGTTCTCCTGTCAGGTAACATAATTCTTTTGGAATACCTAGTTTGCCAAGCTTCCATTTTCGTTTTAATTCATCAATACCATTTTGGATATCCCTGTGTCTTCCAGAACGCTTGTATTCTTTCACTAATTTCTGTATTTCAGTTTCAAGCTCATCTGTATCCTGTGCATCTTCTATGGCAATTTTCTGATATATTTCAGCTACTTGCTTCCCAAGGTTTCGACTCCCAGTGTGAATTACAAGATAATTCATCCCTTTCGAATCAGTGTCAACTTCAATGAAATGATTTCCGCCCCCAAGTGTACCAAGGCTCCTGCGAATCCGTTCAATATTTTTGAGTCGAGAAAAACAATAAAGTTCTTCTAATTCTTCAAAATTTATGATTTCGTCACGTACGTTTCTTCCTGCCGGAACATTGTTTCTTATTACTTCGTCGAGAATTTTAAAATCTATTGTTCCAACGTCAGCAGGAATTTGTGTTGTAAGCATTCCACATCCAATGTCTACGCCAACAATATTCGGGATTACTTTATCTCCGAGATCAGCAGTAAAACCAATTACACATCCCGCTCCTGCGTGAACATCTGGCATGATTCGTACTTTGCATTCGGAAAATGCAGGCTGTTTTATCAATGTATAAATCTGATTTAATGCTTCTGGTTCGATATTATCTGTAAATATCTTCAAGTTGCTCATAATGGCACTCCTTTCTGGCTCTCTGACTGCTTATTCTAACCAATCATTATCTAAGTAATAAAATCCAAAAACAACCATTCCTGTCAAGATAACCCAGAAAACACGGAATAAAGCTAACCATACTCCGGTTTCCAAATGTTTTACTGTTTCTTCGATGTTTCGGTTGTTGTAAAATTTAGTCTTATCACTGATTGTTTTATCTTTTAGTGTCGTAAAAATTGTTCCTTTGTAATTCGTTCCAACTCCGTAGTACTTATATCTGATATAACTGGACTCTTTTACTGTATCAATGTACTCGTCATCTGGAAGAACGATTTTATTGCTTTTAAAATCAATTCCGCAGAAGTTTATTTTCTTAGCTGTCTTGCTTTCTTTTCCTGCATAATCCCATGTCCAATACGTTTCTGTGGTATAATAAGTTCTCTTTCCAGATTTATGTGCTACTCTTCTGGTGTGTCGCGTGTATTTTTCCTTTACTTTTTTAACATATATGTATTTGCCACCAATTTTCGGGTAAGTAACTGTATCTACAGCTTTTAATTCGCCATATACAAAAGCATTGCCGACATTGGTTTCCATCCCATACTGAAATAAATCCGCGGATTGAATCTTTACTGCTTTATTGTATTTATCGTTTTGGTTTATCTGCCAGTCGGATATTTTGGAAGAAATCAGCACTCCAATAAGAAACATTACTGCGATAATGGAAATACTGGCAATAATTTCTCTTTTCGTAATCTCGAAGTTTCCAAAATCCCAACCTCTATCCGTCTTCATATCTTATTCCTCAAACAGGTTCTGTGGTGCCGATTCTGGTGCATCAAAATCAAGCAGTTTAAAGTCTTTTTTATTATATCCAAGCATATTCAAGAACGATCTCTGAGGAAACGCTTTTACATATTTTCGGTATGCTTTGACAGACTTGTTGTAGTTTTCTCTGTATTCTGCGATAAGATTTTCTGTCATAGAAAGTTCCGTCATAAGCTGTTTATAGTTCTCGGAAGATTTTAATTCCGGGTATGCTTCACTCACAGCTGAAATTGCAGTAGTGACATTCTCAATATCGTTTGAACCAGAAGTTCTTCCAGAGACAATAGCTTTTAATGTTTCGCTTTCATGCTTATCATATTGTTTCACGCAATCCGCAAGGTTGTATACCAGATCAACTCTACGTTTCTCCTGTATCTTAATGTCTGATGATGCTGATTCCACTTGCTCTTCCAATGATATTGCATGATTCTGGAAACTCTGCACTCCAAAGATTCCGAATATTACAATTGCTATAACTCCTACAAGTGAAATTAATAATACTTTCCATGCATTTTTCATAATTATTTATCCTCCCATAAAAATTTATCTATTCCTCGCGCATTGTCAACTGCTCTTTTCAGAATAAGTAATCCGCATTTCTTACAATAATACGGATGGAAACGTTGATTAGTGTTGCGTGACTTAAATTCATTAAAATCATAATTATACGGATTGAATATCTCGCATTCTTCAAAATCGTGGTCGCATTCTGGTAGCTTCATTCAATCATCTCCAATCCGGAATCCCTAACTGTTTGTAAGTGAACACGGCAGTGTACTTCTTCTCGCATTTGTAGCAAGTTTCCGTAATAGTGCAAGTCTTTTCTTTATCGTCACATTTTGATTCTGTATCTGAACTTTTGAACTTGCATCCGCCTGTTAGAAAACATTTAATTTGCTTAATGCTTACTTTCACTTAAAATACCTCTCAATATCTTTTCCCATCTTCCAGTCGAAAATGTTCCAACTTGTTTCGCCATAAGTTCAAAGCGTATTGGAAAATTATTATTGGAGATTCCAATGTGAATTACATTAAATGGAATCTCGTTTTCTCCTACTTTCACCATAAGTGTTTCGTCATAGTCTAATCTACCAATTACATCAGCTACAAAGCTAGCATATTCCGTTTCTTGCTCTGTTATAATAAGAAACGAAGATGTTGCTGATTCATATGGTTTCATAATTGTTATTGGAATGCCAGTATATTCTTCTGTATATACTTTGTCGTTTTCAATTTTTTTAAATATTTCTTTGCACTGTTCTGGGTGTTCTGTTCTTCTTTCTTCGCATGTAGTATGCAGGTATTCTAAAAATAGTGGTTCGCAGCATAAACGAATCTCTCCGTTATTAAGTTTACGTATTTTACAACATTTACATTTTTCAAATTCTGGAAGCTCCATTCAAACACCTAACTTTCTGCAAATCTCGATAAAATCTGTTTACTGATACTTTTATGGAACCAATAGCTTTAACAGTCTCTGCATCGTTTTATGGATAAATCCCTAAAAAACCACTGTCCATACCTTTGAAAAATTCTTCATGACTTACTTCTGGATTATACGAAGGCAACTTTCGATATATTTCGAAGTATTTTTCTTTTTCCTCTGGAGTAAGTACTTCTAACGCCGAGAATCCACTTCGCTTTTGAAATCCATTACATATATCTGGTGCTGGAAGCGAGAACGGAACGCAAAAATGTTTTACAGAAATTCCACAAACAAGGAATCTGTGACTGCCATCTGTTTCGATTTTTGAACACGCGCAATCATAACAAGTACTCATACATTCACCATAAACTCTTTCTTGCAGTTGCTACCCTTACATTTGTACGGCATCCGATGAATTTTCGTGGTAGGAAGAATTTTCAGCGCCTTTTTGAAGCAATAAGGACATATCACCCATTTTTCGCCGTTTACTATTTTGATTTGTGCTGTTCCGTCCCATGGCTCAGGCATATTCATATATTCAGAGAAATCTACGCCTTCTGATTCGAGTGCTGTTTTAATGCTCATTTTCCATTATCCTTTCTTACTAAGGTCAAAATTGTTTCGTAGTTATCTCCAATATAATCGGAATATTCTGGTTTTTTATGAAATAGAACAGTGTTTCCTGTCAAAAGCACATGTTTATCTGGATAGAATCTAGTCGGGATGTTCATTCGGTGACATTCTCCTTCGAGATTATATACAATGTCAAGAAATCCAATATCGGTTCCTGAATAATTAATTCTCATAAGTCTAACCTTTAAATCTTAGTAAATATTTCCATGTCATAGTTATCACGGATATAATCTACGCATTCAGACAGTTTTCTGCGTAAAACCAAATCATTTGCGATATCTGGATGCAATGCATATAGTAAACAGCTATCCTTTTTGCCGTCTTTCTGGAATTTCTTCCAGTTGAACGTCATTGTGAACAGTGGGATTGCTTTGAGGTTTTTAGTCTTATATCTTATGTAAAGATTGAATATCTTTTTTAACATGAAATACGCCCCCTATCTGGTCGAGCTTAAAATAATTTTGTTCTTACATTGCGGGCAAATAATGTATTTTTGCTTGTACCCAAATCCAGATGGCATATTTGTAACAAAATGCTTCTCTATGTTTTCTTCTTTCACGTCTTTGGATTCGTCATAGCTCAATACTGCGCCGCATTTGTCACAAGTTGCTTCTTTTAATGTGCCGGGTTTCAAAATCTTAATCATTTTTCTCTTTCCTCCCTGTGCTTCATCTGGCATTCAATCATCTTCGCTATGTTCTCACGTTCCTGTTTTATTCCATGTCCCTGGCGGAACAATTCACATTCAAGGATGTTTCCACATTTAGAACATTCGTCTTTAATTTCTTTTCCTGCTATTTGCATTCCCATCCATCCTGTACCATTCTAGGTTTGTATATTTTTTCAGTATACCCTTCGCCGTTGCATAAGTCGCAAGTGACTTCTTTTTCTACGTAATCAGCACAACATTCCCAGTATTGCGCACGATTTACTCTTTTGATAATAGTTCCACTTCCGCCGCACTTCGGACATCTGTGAATTTTGTTTCCTTGCATTAGTTTCACAAGATCATCAAGAGTCGTTTCTCCACCATATGTATCTCTCAAACATATTGCCTCATAAATTTTCATTTTCTGCGTCCTCCCAAAATTCGCAAACACAATCTGGTTCCGTAAAATTAGCGCAGTGTTCACTGTCGCCGTTGAAACATACCCATGTAAAATCATCATGTTTCCTACATGTTTTACAACACTTTTCTTTTTGCATAATTAACACCTCAATTAAAAAAATCCAGTGTGCCGACTTGAACGGCATAAATCTCCCAACGAGAAACACTGGAATCGGAACGGTACAGATATTACCTGTTTCCAATGATGGCAATTCATTGGAACGGTGCATACACGATTCGAACGTGTACAACATTTCTGTTGGATAGGTTAGCAACCTACTCTGATACCATTACAGCAATGCACCATAACGCTGACGGTAGGATTCGAACCTACAGGGCTTTCACCACATTAGTTTTCAAGACTACGCCGTTATAACCATTTCGGTACGTCAGCTCAACTATTCAAACATGATTAGGGTTTCCCCTTATCCATCATACTTGCAACCATATTCAGCCACTGTGACGATAAGTCTGAGCCTTGCGAGATGCCGCTTCTCTACCCTGCGAATGGGAGAAGATGGAGTCGAACCACCCGAGCCGTTAAACAACTGATTTACAGTCAGCCCTGCTACCTCTACAGAATATTCTCCCAGAACCCGGATTCCCGGGTTAGCAATATGTTTATCGTGTTATGCCTTAGCTTATGCTTTCCACTATCCTGTTTTTCTCACGACGCTTACAGGAGCGCGCCGCCAACCTTTTGTAGATAACGTCTGGCTTGATAACTGTACGGCTTTTTGATAACCGTGGTATGCTCCACGGAGATATTCATGTCGATTTGAAATATAACAACCATTGTTATCGGATTCCTGCATTCCTTGAAACTCCCGGGTTCGTCAACCCCGTAAACTCTGAAATGCTTTCAGAAAACGGAAATGGAAATATGTGATCTACACGCCGTATCGTGGTCATCATGATTTCCAACATCGTTCTTCTGAAAAGTTTCTCCACCCGGATAACGGCTTGGGTGGCATTGTACAGGAGAAATGGACATTCAGGGACTCGAACCCCGGACTACCCGGTTATGAGCCGGGCGTTCTGACCAACTGAACTAAATGTCCTAAGTAGAGGTGCTCATTGTAGTTCAAGAGTAAACATCCTCTACTGTTGCGATTCATGCCCTCTCAGTCGCAACAAAGGGTCTGATCTGAAATGAAACCGTTGTTCTGCAATATTCGCAGAGTCCATCCGGGGCATTTGAAGCCCCTTTAGTCATCCCCGTTGGGATAGATGAAACCTTTGGAGGGGAACTATATCATGGCTAAACAATATAGTCCGACTGGGCTAGCGGGATTCGAACCCGCGAATACAGCAGTCAAAGTGCTGTGCCTTACCACTTGGCGATAGCCCATTGTTTGTCCGGGTAGCACCCCGGACTCGTGATAGAGTGATATATTTTATAAAATTTTAGAAAGCATCATGTCTATATTTGTATCGTTAAGTCCGCGCCAGTTACTTCGGGAAATTATATTTCACTGACGCAGACCTAAGCTACTCGGGATGCCTCGACCTGTCAGATTCAAAGGCTTTCCCAGACCTGAGAACGACAGGCTTCTGATTTTCTTGTATTTTCACCCGTTCAATCAGTATGGTGAACAGGGGAATTTGTATTGTGAATGCTAACCGCATTGGGTTCTCCTTATAATCTAAAAATCACAACTGCATTAACCACGAAACATATTTCCATCAATATAAATACTGCTGATGCTATTGGATTGCTTTTCTTTTCGTTTTCGTCCTGTGATATAAGAAATGCTAAAACCAATGTAAAAAATGCAATATCCAACATGGCTGCTACGACTTTTGCTAAAATCATTCTCTTTGTTCCTCTCCGATCATAAAATCAAGAATCTTACCGGCAGTTTCGTCTTCTGGCTCGAATGGCAGGCCACATGTACAGTACTTCTCAATCGCTGTTTTAAGGCTTGCTTTGAAACCATTGTAAACTTCTCCATGTGTCAGAAGTTCGTGTCTCAGAACAGCTACTGCGTACGTAACAGTTACAGAGTTAGTATTGTTCATTCTTCAAGTCCTCCATTTCCTTTACGCTGATTCCGACTATCCCGGCGCTATCTTTGCTGTCTGTGGCTTTGAAGTGTGCTTTAGGGTGCTGCGGGTACATGAACTCAAACATGATGTAATTTGCCGCATCTACAAGATATTCTGTGTTTCCGGTGGAATTATATTTCTCAATACATCGTTCCATGGACGGGAGTGCCTGTACGTTTCCGGTTTTATAATTCTTTCTAGCTGGCCCGTATTTATGATAACTTACTTCGACTCGATTCTTGCGAAGCTGGTCAAAACGCTCACTGTATTCTTCTGTCATATTGAACCCCTTTTTTATTTTTTTGAAAATTTTTGAGGTTGAGATATTGGCTACCTCTTTCGGAAGTATTGTTCCAATGCTTCACGGGTGATCTGTGATACACTCTTGCCGGTTCGGTTCTTCTCAGCTATGAGTTTGCGTTCTAGCTGTCCTGTGAGCCGGATTCGGATTGCTTCGCCTTGTAGGTTGTATTTCATAGGCAGTTGCCTCAACTTACAATTTCAATAGGATATCCGAAGTGTTCTTCCAATTCAGATACGGTTATCTTGCGAGGCTTCTTCAATTCAATACTCGTTTCCTGAACTGTTCCATCCTTTGTCTTTGCGATTCCCCTGCCAGTGTATCTGTCGAGTTCTTCATTGGCATATACGCTCAGGTGCTCATATCCGTATGCCCGACACCATCTTGCAGCTGAATCAGCGATCTTTTTCAACTCTTCCAGTTCATTTCCAAATAGATCAGAATATCTGATTGCCTGTTCCAATTCAAACCCTTTGGAAAACATTGGCGTACTTACCTGCTTATAAGGGTTACCAATGAAATGAAATAGTCTGCATGACTCCATCGCCTTTTCACCTTTCGGTAAAGTGAATCCCTGAGAAATCGCCTTTTTAAGGAGCTTCTCTGACTCTGTATCGTTTTCAGTGATAATATACTTGTTCGTAAAATCAATCATCTTTTTTCTTCCTCCAAAAGTTTGTATAATGTTCCTCTCGAAACCCCCATAATCTCCGCAAACTGGACTTTCGTAATTTCTCCATTCTGCCATCTGAGTTTTGTCTCTTCAAAAAGTTTCTTATTTATTTCTCTCTTGGCGCGTCCTTTGTATTTGCCCTGAGCTTTTGCGATTGCAATGCCCTCTTTCTGTCTCTGACGAATGTTTTCACGTTCTCTCTGAGCTACATATGAAAGGAGTTGCAATACGATGTCTGCGATTAATGTACCTGTCAAATCTTTATTCTGGCAGGTGTTGAGTAATGGCATATCCTGTACAATGATGTCTGCACCGATTTCTTTAGTGATTTTTCTCCATTCGTCGATAATTTCTTCATAATTCCTTCCTAAACGGTCAATCGAATGAATTACCAGCACATCTCCTTTATGCAGTTCTGAAATCATCTTCTGATATTCGGGACGGTCAAAATCTTTTCCGGATTTCTTGTCCATATAAATCTTTTCAACTCCATCCGTTTTCATAGCTTCAATCTGCCTTGCTTCGTTCTGATCTACTGTCGATACTCTTACATAACCTATTTTCATATATACACGCCTCCGTTTCGTTATAAGTCAATTATACACTGTATTGTGTGTAATATCAAGTGATTTATACACGTTTTAGTGAATTTTAATTGATTTTTTCAACGCATGCATTTATTATGTAATTAGGAGGTGATATTTTGGTATCTCAAAAAATCAAGCAAATAATGAAGATGAAAAAAGTTACAAATGTTCAGGTGGCTGAATATCTTGGCACTTCTCCGCAAGCACTGGCAAATAAATTTTCAAGAGAAACATTATCTGCCTACGAGATGATTTCTATTTTAGAATTTCTCGGTTGCCGGATTGTTGTTGAAGCAATCCCGGATGTTGTCATTCAATTCAACGCTGATGATCTTAAAAGGGAACCGTGATGGTTCTCTTTTTTTATGCCTTAATTAGTTCCCGTCCTTGAAACAACAGCTAAAGTTTATTCTGCTCATATTTAAACTCTCCGCAGCGGAGAAATCAGGAGCTGCGCCCGATTTCTGGCAGAGAAACCATTAAGGCTTATGGCTTGTTGTGTTGTAATCACTATTCCTGCCATGGGGAACTCTTTTTTGTTTTTTTGGAATTTTTAAGCCTTGCTGTTAGAGGAGGCTTTTTTAATTTTTCGGGAACTCGGAGTACTCACTTGGCGCGTATTGGGCTTTATATAGACCCCCCTCCCGGTATCCATGCCGGACGCTACCAGGGAAGCCCGCTGCCCCATGGGTTCCCGCTTCCCTGCCTTAACGCTGTTATTCGGAAGCCTTCGGCAGTAATCAAGGGAATATCTGGCAAAATCTATTGTCATATTGCACAAATATTTTTATTCTGTCCTGTGTTCATTTTGGGTACACCCTAAAAGAACATTATAGAACACTATATATAGTGCTGATTTTATTCACAATACAATATATTGTTTTTTGTATTGCTATAACTCCGGATTTTCCATCTCTGGAAGCCCTGTGTTTCATCCGTCTTATTCTCCCGGAAGTAGTCCTCCAAACTCTTCTTTGATCTGCTCCAGGCTCTCACGTGGCTTGCTCTGTTTATCCTCTGCGCTCCGCCCATTCGGTGCATTCCACCTGAATTTAGTATTTAACTTCATGGCTGCGCCCGTGTTATTCCTGTCGCCAATGCTGATGTTTGCAAGAGAGTGCTCGTCCATTTCTTCTAATTTTTTGATAATGTCTAAGTGTGCTGTACTTGCAATCTCCCTGTATTCACCCCTCTTATTTAGCTTCCACTCTTGTATATCATGTATAACATTGCCATTTACATCTATGTATATCTTAGTTTTGCACTCTCCATTCAGCCAGTTATACATTGTTTGTCTACCTATTTTTGTATACTTGCTAAATCCTTGTAATGTGACCTCTTTGTTGTATATTGTACATATTTGCTCATATCTGTCTAATATATATTCTATTAACGGTGCATTATCTGTGTCGATAATAGTTTGCCTATTATATTTTAACGTTACATTATCAGATTTTAGGAATATCTGATCGCCTGCGTATGACATAGCAGCTTCGAAGGTGTTTTGTTTCATCTCCATCGGGCTTTCGAGATTATATTTCACACAGAAAACCCGTAAAAGTTTGTGTGTTTCCTCTTCAAAATTCTCCAACAGTTCTTCTGTTGTTCGCACCTTATCACCTCCGTTTCATCACGTTAATAAAATAAAAAAAACCGAGCTATCACAGAATAATTTGCATTGTAAAACAATGCGCCGTGATTAACTCGGTATACTTTCAAAAAATGTTACAAAAATAAAAATTAAATAAAAATGTTTTCGTTCGCCCTCTGGCTTATTCAGTTGTTAAATCTGTTTTATCACAGGTATTGTCTATCTGTCAATCCCCTATTTTATTTTTATAGATTTTTAATATGTGTATCAGTTCTCTAGGTATATTAGTATAACTATATATATCTATACAGTACTGTATAGTATGTATATTAATAAACTCTAGGTCTCTGGAATCTTGGACGGGATTATAAAAACAGTTATTATATACTTATACGTTATGTAATACGGTCATTTTCTGGCTATTAAACACAAAAAGCCAGACCTTCCGGCACCTTGTCCGGCTTGATCTGGCTGTTAAAATCTTATTCTTTTCACGCTCTGACTTGCAGCTCCCGTCCTGAGTTCCGTCGCCTGTCGTTATTTTTATTTTATCCGCATCAGTTTTAAAAATCAAGACCCAAAATAAAAAAATTTTTGCTTGACAACTTCGGCAGTTTTGTGCTATATGTATTTTAACAGCTTCGGCGGCGGGGTTGTTCCCCCTCACTCGTTACGCCGCCAGAATAAGACAGCAAAAGCCCCCGGGATTATCTCTCAGGGGCTTATTTTGTGTCTTTCCAAAATGGAGCTATTAAAAAATAATTCATTACCAGTTTGATTTTACATTCAGTTACATTCGTAACTGTTATCTGAATAATAACACAAATCAAAGGAAAAAGCAAGGATTGTTTAAATTATCACAATCTGTATTTACTTTTGTTCCTCTATCTAAATATTTTACTCGAATATCATTAAACCTTCGCTTTCCCTTGCTGATCGTATAATCTTTGTGAACTGCGTAAACAGTTCCGGGCGTTTCTGCCGTAGCCGGTGCATAAATGCACATATCAAGCGTCGTTTCCTGTGCTGGCAAAATGTCAACAACCTGTACGTCGTCAATTCTTATCAAGTCCTCATGCCGCCCCAAATTCGGGAAAGTCCGGGGATTTAAGATTTTCCTGTAAATTACGTCAACTTCTTCTTGGCTATCCGGCATAATATGCAGCCGCAGATCCAGATCAGAGGCAAACGCTTCATAAATTGGTGTATTAACCCATCCTACATACGAATCCCCAGATTTCACCCGGACTGGGAACCGCTGCTTAAATTCTTCTGTTTCTGATCCTGCGACAGCACCGCCGCGCCACCTCATGCAAATTTCCGGCTTGTTCATGACTCCATTGCCGGATACGGATATCTTCATATCATGCCAACTGTCCCACCTGCAAAGAAAATGGACCATCCCGGCAATTGTAGAAAAAGGCGGAAGCGGGTATGTTTCGCCCCGCTTGCCGTTCCATCCCGGTATTGAAAACCGGGCGGTATCCATATGTCCTTGTATCATTACTGCTTTCATACGTTCATTTCCTTGTCTGCTCGAAATCCTTCAAGAATATCATTGTATAAAATTTCTGGTATTTCTTCCTCCATCAGTGGCTGTCTTTCTTCGAGTTCTGCATCAAGACTTGCGTCGATGTCTGTAAGCGCCTGCTCTCTGTCGAATCCCATTGCTACAACTGCATTTAATAAATCAATTGTTTTCTTCATTTCTCTTTTCCTCTCTTATCTGTTCTTCGTATTTTTTTATGAGCCATTCCGGGACCGGTTCGTCTCCGTCGTCACCCCTGTATTTGATCGGGTCAATATTGTTTGTGAAACACCACTCCCAACTGTTGTATTCGCCGTCGCTGTCTTTTGATACGATGTAAAATATATCATATTCGCCGTCTACAAATGCCATTGTATCTGTTGCATTCATTGTGTACAACATGATATACATATTTCTCCTGTATGCGTACGCCATTTCTAGCGGTGAATCTTCGCCGCCCAGAAATTCCATGAACATTTCAACGTCGTACGAATCTTTTGACAGTTTGTTGTAATAATCGTAGACTTTTTCATCCCATCCGTCCGGGAAAAGTTTACGAGCTTTTATTTTCTCGTTATCTTCTTTAGCCATTTTGTAAATGGTTTCAAGTTTTACTCTCTTAATCATTTTCTTACCTCCGGTTTATTTCCAACGTTTTACGTCATTGCCGTCGTAATGATCGGGCGCGTCCTCGTCCGGATTGATGCTTTCCAGCACGTAAAACTCCGATCTGTGTTTCTTTTCAAACCTTGTCAGATTTGACCATTTTCCCTCTGCTTCCAGAATGGCTTCTTCCTTGTTGTCAAATTCATCGGTGAAACAATCACCGTCCGTATAATCCATAATTATATACTTCATTTTCCTGCCTCCTAGTTAATCCCGATAACTTTGACCCGGGTCTGTAAAATATCATCCGCAGGTTCCAGGATTTCGAAGTCAACAATATATTCCTCGCCATCCTGATATACGGCGATCGCTCCAGACTCCAACAGTTCTTCGCCGTCCCCGTTTCCGTCCCAGAGTTGACCGAAATAATATTCTCTGCCAGCTTCAATTGTGTTCTCTGCTCCGAGGACGTATGACAATGTGTTTAATTTCATTTCTTCCTCCTGTCCGCCCCTCCTGGGGCTGTGTGATTGGTTTTCTTTAACTGTCTTTATTATATCACTATAATTTGTGATTTGTCAATAGAGTTATCTCTCTTTTTTGTGAATTATTTCTATATAATCCGCTCTGTCTTTTTCCGTTTCTACATATTTTAAAATATCTCTTGGCTGCATCTCCAGAACTGCACAAAGTCGGTTGAGGTTGTCGAGAGATATATTAGTGTCTCGGTCTCTAAATTTTTTCATTGTAGCCTGTCCGAAAATCCCTGTATTCTTTGCTACTGTGGTGTTTATGCCAATATTTGAAAGCTCTTTTATTACGTCAATTTTATACTCTAACATTTTTTCTTTCCTCCTGTTTTATTTCTATATATAAATGTAACTTTTTATGCTCTAAATGTCAAGAAAATTTTTCTCTTATTTTTGTGATTTATATATTGACATTCTCTAATTTTAGTGATAATATATAACCATCAGCAGAGAACAAACAGCCCGGACGCAGAGCCGGGAGAAAGAGAGGAAAACATGATTAAATTTTTAGATTTATTTAACACAATGCACTGCGATTTCTTTGAAATCCAGAAAGGCAGAAAAAGTGAATTTGTAGAATGGGAAATGAGCGGGAAAATGCTTCAGACCTGCAAAAAGTATTTTGATGATCGAGTGATTGATTTCTACATTACAAGATCAAATAAAAACAATGAACTGGGACTGATTATTAGACTTGCATAAAAAAATAGCCGCTAGTCAGCTACCAACTCACCTAGCGGCACCAATCAAAAAAATAAGAAAGGTAAGCCTATTATAACATGGTGAAAGGTAAAAAACAATGACAAATAAATATACAAAGTACTTAAACTGGGCGGTGTTCGCAATGATCGACCGCAGCACACAAGACGATCATAAAAGTAAAGTGAGTGTTGCCGGTTTATTTGCTTATCCGGTAAATGCTGAAGCCTTTATAAAAACGCTTCCAAGCGAGCACAAGTGGTATATGCTTGACCTTGACCGTTTAGAGCGTTTTGAAGAATTTTACAACTATGTGCAGGATATCAACAAACAATATGGAGATTACGCAATATTCCATATAAATGACGGCGGTTTTACCGTTGATGAATTAAATTGTTTTCGTTGTATCCTCGATATCTGGACAGATACAAAAATCAAATAAATTTCTCCGGCGGCGGTCAAGCCGTAGCCCCAACGCAACCGCCGGACTTCAAAAAAATAAAAAGAGAGGTAAATAATATGGCATACGCAACAGTAAAAATCGAGGGAAACAAAATTATTTCTGCATCTTTATGGAATACACATACTTTTGAAATTGTGAAGAAAATCCCGGGTAACTACTTTGTTTGGAATATTGGTGAAAACATGGGGACTGATCTTTATATTCCTATTTGCCAGATGCTCCGCCCGGGAGATAAAGAAGATTTTTCCATTAATCCCGATGCATTGAAAGCTGTTCCGGTTACTTCTGAAGAATACAAGGCACTCCAAAAAGCCGCATCTTACGGTGTAAACAGTTTGAAAACTGCCGAAAAAGCGCTGAGAAGTAAAAGACATGGTTATATGTCAGACAAGAAAAGGGGGCTTGCAGCTCTTACAATTGATATTTTCAAAAGACTTACGGAAAATTAGACCGGCAAGCGTACCGGGGAGCATTTCCCCGGCGGCCTTTTAAAATAAAATCAGGAGGATTAAAAACATGAAAAAATTAACATTAGTAGAATACGGATGTACAGGAACAGGCTATAGAAACGGCTCAGACGTTCCAAATTGCAGAGTTCGCACAGAATTTGACACATTGGACGGATTGCACGTTATCGCAGACTTTGGCAGCTACCAGAGACGCGACGCAAATAAAAAAGGCTGTCCAGTGGTGCAGCCTAACGCATTACATGTCGATGGCACATATTACGACACTGATGGATGCGGGCGCTTTTATGAATATAGGCTTGCGCAAAAGGGATTTGATTTTTCGCGTTTCGATTTCACAAGAACCGGAATTTTGGAATTTGTAAACGAGGTAACCGGAAAAAACTATACGGAAATCGAGTTTGCAAAAAGAATTTAGTTTTCAGGCGTAACGGTTCCTGCCGGGTTCGATTCCCGGCAACGCCTTTAATAACCTGGCTCCCATGGGTAGAGGGAAGAAAGAAAAAGTATGAAGAATCATTATATTGCTATATCCGTAAAACAAGATGGGAAAAATTATGCTTCCGTCCTCAAAGTTTCCGGAAACGAAAACTTGTTATTCTCCTTACAGATTCCCGGCATCACCACCGCCAATATCTGCGGAACAAAGAAAGAAGCCGAGAACATTGTGCAATTTTGGAACAAGTGTTATAAGAAAAACAAAACTTACGGAGGATTATAAATTGATCAAAATCAGAAAATCCACACAAAAGCAAGTTGTCGCCGCTATAAAAAGCGGCGATTTTTCCACAGTTGACAAAATTAAAGAATTGGCAGAAAAGGACGCCAGAAAAGTATTTGATGCGGTCGCTTTCGGCTCTGTCCCGCTGATCTGGTACGACTTGCCTCCGGTGCGGTGTCAGTCCGGGGCGGTGTCTTTTATGCGGTATGCCCTGCATAAGTCTGTGAAAAATCCGGGATGTTTGCAACTTTCCTGCATGGAGATAAAAGGCGGTCGCATGATTCCGACATCTGACCGCCAGTACAATGTTACTGACGGCGGCTTCCGGGAGTTCTTCCAGGACTTGCCCGGGGTCGCAAATATAAAATATTTAGAGCAGTAAAACACTGCTCTTTTTCTGGTGTCCTGCATCCGCTCCGGGCGGCGGTGGTTCGTGACCTGTGCCGGGACTTCGCCGGGGCTTGTGTCCCGGTGTGATGTGCATTGACAATTATATAGCTGTATCGGCTTCTATTTGATGTTTTAACGGCTTTTAGCGTGATTCTGGTATATTTTATCACAAGTATATAAAACCGCCTTAAATCTTCAAATGTCGAATTAATAATAGGGATTGACGATAGAACGCAACGGGGTTATTATTACTTTGTATAGTTGTGCGGACCCTTTGCCCGGTCTGGTCTTTATACTTCCAGACTGCGTGAAGCTATGCGGGCTTTGTTTGTGATCGCTCCGGCGGTCTTATTTCTGTACGCTTTTTACTTGGACGGTTGTGCCTTAAATACTTCTATAACGCCGTATTTAGCTTTTTAAACGCGTTTTATGTGTTTCCTGTAGGATTTTACCATGGTTGCGCAAAAACGTTTTTAAACACATTTTACAACGTTATGTTAGAACCGGTTTTAGTTTTGACTCTGGCTGCGTCTGATGCTTCCACAGTTGTTCCCGGTCCGCTCCCGGGTTATTCCCGGCGGTCTGTTCCTAATCGGCTGGAGGTTTCCGGGACGGTCCCGGGAAAGACAAAGGCACCAAGAAAATGTACGACAAGTCTGAAACAGCATCAAAACCCGGTCGGTTTGAACTGGAAAAATCTGAAAAAAATCGCAGAAATCTGAAACTAATTCAGACCTGCGACTTTTTATTTTTGTGCATTCTGTATATAATTTTCTATAACGTATCTCGACGCGATGTAAATTTTTATCTCATCACATTCAATTCATCTTTTCCGGCAATGTTCTTTCTTCTCATGATATCAGAAATCTTATTCCTACGTCTTTTCTGACCGGATGTTTCCTTGTTCCTACGTTTCGCTGCTCCTTTACTGATCGTTCCCATGGCTTACTCCTTTCTGAATTTCTCTTTCATGTTCTGACTTCTTGAATTGAGATTGATGATCGGCACGTCCACATTTAATTCATCCGGTACAATACCGACGATCACAACTTTAGTTGGTTCAATCGCATCCAACATTTCTTTAAAGTTCTCACAAAATTCCATTCTGGCAGATTTCGACCGTACTCTGCCGTTCGTGCAACACGATACTACACTCCTATGTGGCGTACCATCGAATATCCACGGCATATCCTTTGGGCTGATGACATTGATCGATGGAATGATATTTACGCCCATCATCAACCAGTAATATCCCAGTGCATGATTACGGTACAGGTTGTAAATATTCAAAGCTGTCGGCATCCCGTGTGCAATTGTGAAGTCCGGACTACAGACCGAATGAAAGTATTTCAGATGTTCGATGTACTGATCCGGTTGATTCCAGACCTGCAAGAAACTTTTATCGTCGATATAGAAATTCACGGTCAGGTCCTTATGCCCTTTCAGGGTTCTGGACTTCGAAGATACGAAATCTATTCCCTTACTCGGCACGACATCCGATTTTGACAACATCGGCACCTGAAACTGGCCGTCAAGTTCTGCATCGGTTATTAAGTATTCTTTCATTACATCATATGCAGTATGTATATTGTTCATCGACTCCATTCCTCTTTGTATATTAGATTACCATTCTATATTCATAGTTAAATGCAATTTCGCTCGCTCCAGAAATGCAAGTTTTCCTATAAAACCGTTTGTGTCGTTCGGGGATAATGTTAAATAACATGTATTCAGAACAACTCATGCTAACTTGCTTTTTTTTTACTTCTCCTGTCTTCAAATAAAAAGTTAAAGTTGCCTTATTTCCTTCAAACGATTTTACTACAATCTTTTCAAAAAGTTCCTCTACTATCTGCCTGTTTATGTCTTCTGAATCAACTCCGTTAAACTTCTTTAAAGTATCAATTATGTTTTTGAATTGCATTTCTGCTGAAACAAAATCATCTTGATTCGGCGTTAAATCTGAAATTTGAGAATTTAATTTCTGGATTTGCTCATTGTATCCCTTATTTCTCTGAATAAATTCCTCATCAGAAATATTACCGTCAAGATTGTATTCCAGAATTTTTTCTTTCTTTTTATTAATAGACTCAATCTGCTTTTGAAGCCTGTCAATCTCTGCTTTAGAATCAGGTTTATTATCTATAGCTCTTCTTAACAACTCCAGATATTTTTTTATGACTTCTTCTATATTGCACGATGATTCATTTATGAGGTCGGAAACCATTATTTTCAGTTCCGATTCCTTGATTCCGAACGAATTGCAAGAAGCAGCTCCATTCTTGATTTTATGACTACACACCCATCTCACATCTTCTTTTCCCCTAATATAATGTTGTTTCAACCAATATGGTGCATTGTCATTTGAGCAAAAAATCATTCCAGTAAAGAGATTTTCACTCTTAAATGAAGTTCTTCTGGTTTTTATGGCATCACCACGCATGGTCATATACTGATTAGCTTTTTCCCATGTCTCTTCATCTATAATCTGTGGCACTCGGCTTCCGTCATCCTTGAACATTATCCATTCGGATTCCGGTATGAACTCTTGTTTCTTCGTAAACATGTCTACGATCTTCACTTTTCCTCCGCAGAAGTATCCTTTATATTTGGGATTCTTGATGATATGTCTGATAACATTCCTATCAATTTTGCTTCCCTTAGAATTTCTGTACCCCATATCCCAGAGCTTTTTTTCAATTTTAGGAGTCGAAACGCCGGCTGCATAGTCTCTAAATATCATACGCACCATTTCTGCTTCTTCTGGAATGATAGTGAGTTTGCCATCCTTCTTCTTATATCCATAGATTCTGTTTCCAAGCACAACGCCATTCTGTATTGATCTGGCATGACCGAATTTTACACGACTTGAAAGTTTTCTCAACTCGTCCTGAGCTACACCTGCCATGATGGTCAATCGAAGCTCGCTGTCTTCATCAATCGTGTTAATTCCGTCGTTCTGAAACCACACGCATACACCACATGAAAGTAATTCTCTTGTATATTTTATACTGTCAAGTGTGTTTCTGGCAAATCTGGATATTTCTTTCGTGATAATCATATCAATTTTCCCAGCCTTTGCATCACGAAGCATATTTTGAAAATCTTCTCTTTTTTCTGCGTGCATTCCGGAAATTCCGTCATCCACATATGCGTCCACAAATTCCCAGTTAGGATTTGAACGTATCAGATTTTCAAAATACTCTGTCTGGTGGCTTATAGACACCTGCTGTTCGGCTCGATCAGTGCTGACTCTTGCGTAGTATGCAACTCTTAACTTTAAATCGTAAATAGAGCACATTCTGAGTGTTTCTCTTGCATGATATATGTTCATATACTTTCTCCCTTCCAACTAAGGAACGGAGTCAGAATTATTATAATCACATTTTCCGGCTCCGTTCAATAGTTTTTTGTTATTTTGTAGTATTAATTTCAGCAGCTACTTTGTTTTTTGTATCTTCATCAATCAATCCGAGTTTGTAAAGTCTTTCATTTATTGCCATCAAAATAGCTTTTTCCATTCAATCACCTCATTAGATTATATTCACACATAATCAAAAATATTCATCTGCCCGTCCGGCATGTCGTCCTCCAGATTGAAAAACTTGCAAGCTATGTACCGTCCGTACCAAGCTCCATTGTCGCCGTACAACAGGCATTTCCCTACTCTCTTGCCGTCCCGGTAAAACCTGCACTCCGCACATGTATGTTTGTATGCTGAGCCGCCGGAACGCTTATACATCTCGGCTATCGTCATCATTGATTATTCCCCCTTTCTTCCATGCGAACGGCGGGATTTTAAAACTGCGCTGGCAGGTAACTCTCAGAGCGCAATCCTCGCATTTGTTACTCGCCATCCGGCAGTAATCCATGATTATATTCCGACACATCCCGACCATTTCTGGTGTAATATCGTAGTCTGCCTTACTCACCCTTTCTTTCCTATTCCCTGAACCATCTGCATTCTCAAGTTCTGCGCGATATATTTCCTCACGGACTCTTCAGGAAACGGGATTTCGAGTGACCGTTCCAGAATCCTGTTTGTAATCCTCTCGTCATATTTCAGTTCCGATATCTGGCAGTTGCTTGTGAATATAGTGATTTTCCTGTCGACGTACCGCCCGTTGATAATGCTGTAGAATCTTTCGTTAATCCAGTCCTTGCCAGAATCAGCACCGAAGTCGTCGATGATAAGGATTTCTGTTCTGGATAAATCCTCTATCAACTTTCCCTCTGCATTCTCTTTGGCTCCCCATGTGTTCTTGATCTCATCGAGGATTCTTAGGGATGTGGTAAACTTGACGGGTTTCTCATACCGTTTTATAATTTCATTTGCCAAGCAACAAGCTACCATCGTTTTTCCAGAACCTTTCGCATTTGAGAATAGGTATAAACCCTCTCCTTTTTCCAATTCTTCTGGAAGCTTCCTTAGCCAATCACTGACAATTTGTCCTGCTTGTGAGAATACTTTTTTACTTTCTGTTTTAAGATATACTGAAGATTTCAAATCTTTCATTACGAAATCTTTATACATCTTAGGAATTTCGGCGAATTTTAATCTCTCCTGTTCCATTCTTTTTTTCTTTATCCCACAAGGACAGTCCTCTGCAAACCAATGTCCCTCTTCGTCTCTCCATAAAACTGTGCCTTCACCTTTGCACTTCGGGCATTCAAGCGAACGGGGTGTCTGATTCTTCTCCGTTCCATTCTCCAAGTGGGACGAGTGGTTCGACATTTCTTTGAGTTGCGTCAGTTCCATTTCGCATATCCTCCCTGTTGTGGTATTTATTTTCAAGTACTTTTAAGAAATTGTTTGGTTTCACGAACCATTCAAAATTTATCATAAAATCAGTTTTCTTTCCCATGAGAAAGTCACTGTTTTGCACATTTTTTAATGCTTCCATTACCTTGTCCATGCCGTATTCTCGGATTCTTGCTTTCAGCATTTGCGTTCGCCTTGCTGTCATTCTTGCGATTGGCTGAATACCGAACTGCTGAAGCTTATTCCACTCATCAACTACTTTCTGCACATCACCGGGTTTGACTAAATCTTTTTCGCAAGAAATCTGTTCCGGAATTTCCGGCATACATTCTTCTTCTGACAATTCTTTCTGACGTTTTCTATGCTCGGCAACTCGTTTTCTTGTTTGCTCTCTGATTTTTTCAAGTCCGTCAATGTTCTGGTGTTCTTCCCATCCGGGAATCGAAAGCAATGTTCCGTCTCTGGTTATCATGCCGAACTTTTCAAGAATTGTGAGTGCAAGCTCGATCACACTCTCGTCAAAGTCCAGCTCGTCAGCTAGCATCTTGTTTGTATATGGAATATTCTCTGTCAGAAAGATAATCCCGTTTGAATTGCAGCGCCCTGCCATTGTCAGAAGCATCATCCAGATCAGCACGATATTGTTTCCTTCTGGAAGTTTTCTGATATGCCGGATTTTCTTGTTGTCGAACATATCTATTTCTAATCGAATCCAACTCACTTTTGTCATTTAGCCACCTTCCCGTCTAGTAAGGGCATTTCCGCCCTTACCGCATTGATTTTCGGATGAATTTCTCCATTAAAGAGTCCATCCAGTTTTTTGTGTGATTTTCACAGCTATCATCTTCCTCTATCAGGATACCTTTGCGGTCACACAGCCCGTTGTCGTTTTCAATACAAGTTTTGCATGTTTTATCTGCCATTTTCCTCACCCCAATCTAATTTCTGCCCGCATCTGTTACAATAATTATTCATACCAATATACGCATGATGCACCATACTGGAATGAAACATATCTTCTGGGCTATCGCTATTGCATTTGAAGACTACATCATTATCCGAAAAACCAATAATATGCAGTCCACATGACGGACAGATGCAAGCATATAAATTAACATCGTGGTATTGATCGTATCCTACATCCTCGTAGCTCACTTTTCTGTGCATCTGCTTTTTCAACGCTTTAACTGCAACTTCTAACGCTGCACGATATTCCACAAGGCGTGCCGTGTCCGACCAGTCCTGATTGATTAAACCAATGCGTTCCTGTAAGATTTTAATTGCTTCTTCTGGTTTCATTATTAAGCATCTCCTCCCACTTCTTCTTATCCTCCAACTTCTTCTCAGCTTCTTCACGAGTGAGAAATACGGTTTTACCAATTTCACTCATTGGAAAAGCTCCTGTTATTGAACCGGTATAGTTTTCGCAATAAAATATAATTTCATCTTCTATTTCTGTATCTGGTTCTACATAGCTGTCACAATATCCATATGAAAATGCTTTTATTTCATACGATTCCGGATATCCAAAATCGTTATCCCACACCATATCTCCGACCTTACACGGTAATCTCACAAGCAATCCCTGTTCTTCTAAGTCCTCGTAGTCAGCAAGTTTAGTGAGAATTTTCTCTGCGAATGGCTTCAACAATCCATCTGTAATTTCTTCCTTTGCAACTCCTGTGCCATCAATGTTTCTTTCTCTTTCTGTTAATCTCTCCATCTGCTTCGCCTCCTGTAATTTTGCTAATACAAGTGTTCCAACCTCGAATCCATGCAAGACTAAGTTTACTTCTCCAATATTCCTCTTCTTTCTTCTTTGGCAGCGGCTTCAATGGACACCATTCAGGCTTACCTTGACAATATCCATATTCACAATCAATTTTCTTCATGAGGCTTGTGTCTTTATCGTCATCTGAAATTGAACAACACGCCTCAATTCCTTCGTCTAATTCATAACAGAATTGGCAATCAGAGCAATTCTCTGGTGTATCCATCACTAATACTGACTTACTCATATAGTGCCTCCTGTAATCTCATCAATGCACTGATTTCGACCATCGATCATCCCGCACTGATAATCCGTCATATCGTTCTCAATAGTGCTCTTCTCCGGCAATTCTTTCAGTGGACACCAATCAGGTCTTCCTGCCAGTTTTTTGAATCCTTCATGGCTTACTTTAGAAATAGTTCTGATTGAATCATTTCTTGTTGCAAGGCATAAATTAAAATTGAAATCCGCCATATGAAATGGGCAAGCAAAACATCCTTTTGGTGTGTTCATGATTAATACTGATTTACTCATCTTCTCCTACCTCTTTTCTGCAAGAATGCTCCATATTGTGAAGGGCTAATGATAGTGTCTTTTTCTCTTGTAGCCTGACAATATCCAAGTCTTCCGTTCTTTTGGTTTTCTTCTCTTGTAAACATAGTCGAAATGTCTTTTCCTTTACTCACTCGCTTCACTTCCTCTCAGCATCAGGCTCAAAGTATTATATCCCGGGCAAGTTCTGACTCCGTTCCTGGTATCTCTTAATAATGCACAATAAGGATATAATGCCATGACCTCATAAACGTGTTCCGTGGCATCCTCGCCACACTGGTCCATGTATTTGAAGCACTTTCCCGGTCTAAGAAAGTACCTCGCGCATACATACGCTTTTGTTCCAAATCTTACGCTTGCACTACTCATTTGTGTTCCTCCTGCGTTTTCTCACACCGCTCAAATTCTATTACCCACACCCACGGTGATGCATCCCAACCGTAGCGGTCAATGTCGGATTTTTTGATTGTGCTGTTCCATATATTTTTAAATTCATTAAAAGCAACTCTTACATAATTTGACTGAAAAAAATCGATTCCCTCTTTTATCAAATCTTCACCGGAAATATCCTGCAACCGCTCCACTCTCACATTCGTAACCTTCAGCCAGATTCTCGCCGCTTCTTTCGGCATGTGGATGGATGGGTGCCACTTCGCGTCTCCACTTATTTCATCTGTTGCCCGATACATGTAGCAACCACAAGTTTTATCCAAAACGCTTTTCTTTGGTTCTTTGGGGCAATTTCCTCTTTCATCTCCATCGCAGTTCCAACATTCAAAACGCTCCCATGTTTCCCGGACATACAGGATATCTCCCGGCTGATAGGGAGCTCTTCTTTCAGGCACCAGCGGATAGCCACATCTTGCACAGTATACGTTCTCTGCCAGGTTATCATATATGCATTCGTTGTGAACATATTTGCAATTCGGGCACTCTTCCCATTGCGATTTTACAATTCTTCTGGTACAACTTTTTCTTCCGTCCAGAATTGCTCGAACCATTTGGGTGTTGAATAAAATTGGTTTAGTTGACATCTACTCCACCGCCTTTCACGATCTCGATTGCTTTACTAATAAGGCATACCGTGCAGTCCGATGCTCTACACTCTTCTCCAAAACAATCTTTGGTCACTGGTGATGTCATTATTTTTCCAACTTCTTCTAACTGTTCAACAACCTTATCTACATCAAAAACTGTCGGCTGTTCGTCAATAACTGCACCTATTGCAAAATCCATATCCGAATTTCCAAGAGAGTCAATTATTTTGTCTGCATCAATTAAACGCATTTATTCATCCTCCCACACTCCCAACAACCGCATTCTCTCATACAGTACAGCGACGGTCTTGCGCCTGTATCCGTAGAAGCCTTTCGGGTTCATCGGGATATATCTTTCTCTGCTGATTTTTCTGTAACTTTTCCGGTGTAGGATATTATCAATAACCATATCCGCTATCACCGTGTTTTTCGGGCAGGCTGACAAGGCGGCACTGGAAAGCAGGTATCCGTACTCTGCCGGGAAGTCTTTCAGCATCGTATTCAGTTTTTCAATGTCTTCAGCCAGAATACCGTAATCTTTCAGCTTCTTATTCCTTGTCAGCATACCGTTCTCCTTTCTATTTGTCTGAGTGGTGCTTGTCGTACATGATCGCTACGCATGCAAGACCGACCACTCCGACTATGATTCCAAGTGTAAGTCCTAATAAGAATGTAATCATACTTCCATCTCCTCAGTCTTTATGAATGCCATCCAGTGTGTTTTTCCCTGTTTGCCAGATCTATTACCATACAGCGGCTCTACTCCGATAGCTGCAATTACATCTTTTACAGGAATTTGCACTTCGTTCCATTTAAAAATCAATGTGCCATAGGGCTTTAATACACGCATACACTCAAAAAAGCCATCATGCAATACCTGCTTCCATGTATTCTTATTAAGTTTCCCGTATTTTTTTACCATCCATGAATTATCTCCACCTTGAATGAGATGCGGTGGGTCAAACACAACATGATAGAAAGTGTCGTCCGCAAATGGCAGATCTGTAAAATCAGCAATAACATCAGGATGAATGCTACAATACCTTGTTGTTTTTCCGTCACTGCTCGTCCATATTGCCTCACAATCCAATTCACGCTTATCCACAAAAACAGCTAACTCATTATTTTTGTTGAACCAAATCATTCTTGAACCACAAGTAGCGTCCAATACGAGCTTATTCATACAACCACCTCGCTATCCTCTGGCTCTTCATTAAGCATTTTATATATACGGCCAGAATGAAATGCCTTTCTTAATTTTTCATAATTAATTCCAGTAAGATCTGAAATTTGAGAAATTGTCATTGGCTTTCCTTTGAATTCTACAATCAAATTATTTCTTTTATTATTTCCTTGTATTTTTGCATCCACCCATCTACAGTTGTCAGGCGAATATCCATTATTATTATCAATGCGGTCAATCGTTAAATTGTCTTGATACCCATTCTCTGTTGCCCATTTATAAAACATCATAAAATCATGCCATTCTTCACAAACAGAAATCCCACGACCGCCATAATCAATATATTGTGGGTGATCTTTGCGCTCGCATCTGTATTTCATATTGCGCCAGATGTTATATATCCTTGTATGTCTTAATCCGTGTCTTGTAGCTTTTTGCCTTGCAATATCAACGCTTAAACAACCGCACGATTTTGTGTATCCTGTTTTAAGTCTGTGCGCATCTACGGTTTTTATGTTTCCGCAATCACATTGGCATATCCAATATGTTCTATTGGTATCGTCCGTCTTTTTTCGCTTTATTACTGTTAACCTTCCAAAACGCTTTCCTGTTAAGTCTACAAACTTACTCATATTTCATTTTCCCTTTATCCTGACTTCTGATTAACATTTTGCGTCCTCCTTGTCTTTCTCACAGAATCCTCTGTGTTCATGCACTGAATACTCGATTCCACGACTCCATTCCATGTATGCGAGTTTTTCTCCTGTCAATTCGCATTTGTGTTTTCTTGCGTTCAGGTGTTCGCAGGTTCCATCACAGTAGCTCATTTTTTGTCCTTTCTTAATGTCTATCAAATTCAATGTTGTTGTCTAAATAGAATTTGTAAGCATCCTCTTTGATTTTCTTAACTTTACTCATGATAATTTCTTTCGCTTTACTGACAGCTTCGTCAAAATCTTCTGTTTCAAGATTGTAGTTGTAAATACCCAATGTGTTACAGTTAAGGAACAGCGTATCTCCATAGCCAACGTATTTGTGAATAACGATTTTTAAAGAATTGTATTTCAAGGCGAAAATACTTCCAGTTTTTGGTTCTTCGTTATACTTAGCATTACTTTTGAATTTCATTTTGTGTCCTCCTTAATCTTACAAAAATCGCATTCAGTATTGCATTTTTTCCACTCGTCTGAATATTCTTCATATCCATCCGCTCCATTCAAATACTTGTATGTAAGCACATTCATACATCTTTCACAGGCCGTAGAAAAAACAACGAGTGCTTCCTGTAGTGTATAATCTCCGCTGCTTACCATTGCCATTATGACATCTTGATTCCCGCCTCCAATACTTGTATGTAAGTCAATAAGTGGCGTAGTACCCGTTCCATAATCCCATTTTCTTCCCCATGGTTGCCACCACTTTCTTGTTTGGCTACACCCACAATTAGTGCATATATGGCCTTTTAATCCCTTTATCAGACCTGTATCCTTTTTCCAATATTTTCTTTTGTGTTTGCACGTTTCCTTTTGAGATTTGCTATGTACCGCATAAATGCTTTCCGTTATTTGCAGTGGGAAACAAGAATGATACGTTCTTGCCTTTTCCGGTGCTTCCCACATTAAATCTTCTTTTTGATTAATCACATTTCCATTCTCATCTTCGTACCAAATTCCTAATTTCAATTTTGCTTTATCAATATTCATTTCTAATTCTCACTTTCTCATATAATTCAAATATTCTTCCGATGCTTCTGACAGCTTGATACAATCTGGCTCATAAGGTTTTGGATATACCATATATCCGCACTTCGGACATTTGATTTGTGGTGGATAGTATTCGATCCATTCCATGTTTCCGCCACATTTTCTGCAACGAATATATCTCTCTACTTTCTTTAGTTTCGTTTTAAAGAATGAAGTGTAATTATTATTTTTCATTTTCATCCTCACTTTCAATATCTTTTCAAAACTTCTGCAACTGCATTGATATGTTCTGACAGTGTATCTAAATCTTCATCTTTGATTGCTGTCAGCCCATGTCTCGACTTAAAGTCTTCGATAACATATACACCATTTTTGATTGTTTTAAACTCCTTCGCCATTTCACTTTCTTTTATGGCATCGGAATCGTATTTATAAAACACTTCATATTTATTGTATTTTCCAATGTCGGTTTCAATTTTGGTTCGTTTAGGAGTTATGCGAATGATCTTTGCCGGATACACCATGACGTGTCTAAACCCTACTCCATATCCACTCCACACTTTTCTTGCAATTCCAACCACATCTCCAACTTTTAAATCATCTTTATTTATCGGGTTTAATTTTCCCATTGTCATCCTCACTTTCCCCATGTAAGCAACTGACACGCTATTGTGCAGTCCTCCATGATTTCTCAATATTCAATAAAATCAGATAATTCCATCTGACCAACTACATTGTTATCTTGCATCCACCATAGATAGACTTCTTCGCCACAGCTCCACTTCGTATCTTTTCCACGTCTGCGGCGTTCCTGGAGCATTCTGTCAAAAGAATGTATGTAGGCTCGTTTGTACTTTGGAAAATCATACATTTCTTTTTCTCTCTGCTTCTTTGATACAAGCGGGCATCCTAAGCAACCTAGCCGATCATATCCGCATTGATACAGTTCACATACCCGAATATCTTTCTCTCCAATGAACTGCCAGATATTCTGATCTGTCCAATCAATGATTGGATTGACTACCGTCTTTGCTTTCATCTGGCAATTTTCAAACAACCTTCGAGTATCACCATTGTCTGTGATAAGCATTTTCTCGTCAGAAACGCCAATACTTTTGTTTGCCGTCTGCCCTAATACTTCAAATGGGCTTCTGACGCTTCTCTTACTGCTTTCAGCCCATCTAACGCCTGTTGCAATCATTCTGTTTGGATTACCGCCCTCTTTCAGTTCTGAGCAGCAATACCGAACGATTCTGGTAGGTGGCATTAGCTTTCTGGGAATAAGATTCCACATTGTAAGACGGTTGTTGTTTTCCTGCACATGATAGTCGATCTCGCATTTAATACCTTTTTCTGTCAATTCAGAAAACACATTTTTGATATGCCTTACTGTCTGCGGTGCATCAACAGTGGTATGCGAATTATGAACCTCGAACGGGATTCCAGACATTCTGAATAGTTCCAGAAGCGCATCCGAATCTTTTCCGCCGGAATACTCACATACAAGTGGTTTATTATAATGTTTCAATGAAATATCACTTGCCAGTTTCAATCTATCTATGGATTTTTCAATTAATTCTTTCACACGCCATACTACAAATATCCGTATGGCAATTTTACAATCTGCTTTATAGCCTTGGGAGTTATTATCTCTGACCGTTAGTCTGTTCTGCACTACGCAGGAGAACCAAGGCATTCCAGTCTAGCATTTATCAAATTTTATCCGACCTATTCTGATTAGGCGGAACCTCGTTTCACGAGGATAAGTGTTATTCCTTTCTATGTTTAAACTTCATCTTTCTCCTATTCGAATGCTACCTGCCCGTTAGTCTGCATGTAAATCACCGGTGCAGCTTTACGCTCCATATCTCTTGATTAACTCCTTATAATCATCGCAAATCCGAATATGATGCTTCTTTTCCAGATTATCAACCATTTCAGACAACGATGTTTTTCCAGAATTGATATCACTGATGTAGTTATTAATTCTTTTTACGGACTTCATGTAACGTTTCCATCCCCATCCGTGCAATTCGTGCATTACATAAAACAAAATCACAAAATTCAGCACGTCAGACCAGTTCTTTCCATCCTCAAACCCATCATCAAAGGCTTTCAACTCCATCTCTTTTAACTCTTTCTGGCAGTTCTGGATAGACTGCGCAAACATATGAGCCTGCTGATTCGTGTACGGAATGAATGCTTTCTTTTTCTGCTTGATTTTTAACTTTCCCAACCAACAGCCCTCCTTATCTTCTGAGTCAGAATGTCAAATTCCATCAACATCCTGCGATCATTCTCGTTTGAGTATGCGATTGTTTGCTGCCCATCATATATGACCGCATATCTTCCGTTAATGTCATATGCCCCGCTGATTGCCTGCGATATCTGACTTCTTGTCCTTCCTGTCAATTCTGATATTTCAGCAAGCGTCAGCTCCCCGATATACTTTGAACCGTCGTATACGTCATACAGTTTCATGTTTCTTTACTCCTATCAGTTCGTATGTCCTGTGCGAACCAGTTCCGTTAAATGCAATCAGGCCATCTTCTTCAAACTGTCTCAGATGCCTTTGAACTGCGCTAACGCTGATATCAAGTTCTTCGGAAATCTTCTTTGTTGGCGGCGTTGATTTATGATATTTCGCATATTTTCTGATGAAGTAATAGATGTCCTTGCGGTTCTGCTTCCATTCCATATGTTTCCGATGTCTAAAATTATCCATTTTTACGATTCCTTTATAAAAAATCTTCTATGCTTATCTGACTGTTTTCCTCAAAAACAAGCATTTCTTCTTTTGCTCTCTTAAAGAAATTTCTATCAATTTCAAAGCCGAAAGCATTTCTTCCTATTTCATGTGCAGCTCTTAACGTTGTCCCACTTCCGCAACATGGGTCTATTACTACATCTCCGGGATCAGTAAACGTTTCAATCAATCTTTTTAAAAGTTTTACTGGCTTTTGTGCCGGATGAATTTTAGGAATATCTTTTCCATCTTTCTCCCAATCGAACCAGTTAAAAACCATGTGCCCTGTACCTCTGATTGTTTTTCCGTTTTCGTCAGTCTGAACGCCGTTCCTAAACTTAGGAAGCCTGTCTCTGTAAAACAATAATGCGTATTCCGTAGCTCCAACCACACGCATATTCGCCTTTAATACTTGAGGGCTGTAATTTTTTATGAAAACAAGCGGGATATAATGTACAAAACCATGTTTTTCAGCAGCTTTAATCAATGTTTGTGTTTGTTCAAACGAGCAAAATACAATCATGCATGGAGAATTGCTACTTCTTCCTCTTGGTACAGGTGTTGTATCTTCTTTTTTTAACATTCTTGAACAAAAGTGAAAGTATTCATATAAGTTAAAATTAAAATCTGAATTAAAGGCAGCTTTTCCCGCTAGTTTACTTTCGCCATTTTTATTATCCCCCCCTACATACCACATAGGGTTGCTCCCATAAAAATTATTCGCTACATTATACGGAACATCAGCTATAACGAGCTGTGCTCTTGGAATTGCATATTTCTTGTAATTTTGCATTGAGTCTCTGTATATTTCGCATTTTAATTTCATATTTCAAAGAAGCCCGGTGCACCCTTGCGTCACATGAAGGCAAGCTCCTTTCATTTTTTATTCGTACGTTTTCTCATCAATCAAATTCTGGAACTTTTCAAAAGCCCGGATTGATACTTTGTTGTCCTGCTTCTCTGGTTTCAGCGAAACTTGCAAGTGCGTATCTATGATATGCGACAGCTCTCTGGCAAGGACTTTCTTACCCTGCTTTAAACCATCGTAATAGCCTTTTGCCGGTCTGTACTCATCAATCTGTTTCTTACCTGTTCCCTGAGAGCCACCAGTCTTGTTTCTAAGCTGATACCCTTGCTCTGCAAGCCATCTGATATAATACTGTTCCTTTTCGTCAAGTTCTGATTCTGGACAATTAGTATGCACTACACGCCAACCATATGGATTTTTTTCTGAATATAATCCATGTTTTTTCAAACTAAGATCAATGTGTTGTTGATGCCCTGCACTATGTTGACATAATCTGGTAATTAGTTTCTTTGCCTGTCCTGCATACCCAAACTTAAAACCGTCTTCATCAATTCTTGTCAAAATGTAGATTCCGGGATTGTCGTTCAGGTGCGGGTCGACTTTTAACCATCTCTTTCGGTTCTCAGCTTCAATCGCCTTAGCTTTTGCAAAATTTTTATAGTTACTATTCAAAAACTTATCACCTCGATTCATTCTTTGGTGTGTTTTTGATACCATCATGATACCACTTTAACACCTATATTGCAAGATAAAAATGGTATCACTTTGGTATCTAATTGACACCGATAGGCAAAAATGCTACAATGTTCTAAAAACAAGGGAGGGATTTCATATGGCTATCAAGTCTGATAAAACCAGAACTAATATCACGTTCCCGATACAGCTCAAAGAACAACTCGAGCAGATCGCCAAGCAGGAGAACAGAAGTTTTAATAATCTGGTCATTACCATTCTCCAAGATTTTGTAAAAAGTGCCGATAAATAATCGGTGCTTTTTAATTTTCCCTGTATGGTTCCGGGAATGGCATCCATGCCACAACTTTCCCACCAAATTTCAATAAATCATTCTTCCATTGACCATCTACTGTATGCGCACTTTGTACAAACAAACTCTGTTTAAACAAAATCGTAACCAAAACATCTTTGGAAATTTTCTCGAACATTGCTTCTTTCCATTTGTCTGTCCCTTTAAACTTAGCAAATATTGAATCTCTTTCTCCTGGCATTTTCTCGCTTACTGGAATCCATTCATTTCCCATTTTTTTCTCCTTTTAAAACGGACACAAATTCAAGTCAACATCCAGTCCCGGTCTTGCGATCTGCACCAGAACATCATCCCCGGCAACGCCCTGTATCTCCTTCTTCATCACTTCTGGATTTCCCCATCCCTCTGACAGGTGGCATAGCGTTATAGTTCTGAGCGAAGCGGTCTTGTTCACTCGGATAATCTCTTTTACAGTAGATAAGCTGCTATGCCCCCGGACGGAGTGCTCAAACTTAAACGAATCCTGTTCTGGCGATTCGTCCAGATGATTGCATTCTATAAGGAAGTGATTTATTCTCATGTTCTTGAATGTGAACGGCAAATATGAGAAGTCTGTCGCATATATCAGTCGTCCACATTCTTCATGAGATATCAGGTACGCGAAGTTTGGTGTATTGTCGTGCGGGACGTAGAACGGCGTTATCCGGAACGAACCTATGTCCTTTGGTTTCTTTTCTGGTAAGCCGATCATCAGCTCTCCGGAGATGATTTTTATATGTTCTTCTGTCTCATCGTTGGTGTAAATCGGGATTCCTGCATTAAGGATTTCCTTAAACGATTTTCGGTGATCTCCTTAACCGTGTTCATGGGTTAGCAGGCATCCCGAAATTTCTGATATCCTGTAGGAAATTCCTTTTAGAATCTCTGAATATCTACATCCACAATCCAGAATCAATGTTTCACCAGATTCAGATTTAAGCGCATAGCAGTTTCCCGGCTGACTTCCTGTATTTATTACTCGCATGAACATTTTGAATCACCTCGCTTTCTACATTGTTTTTACCTTAATATTTGTAATCCAGATTGCTGATAAATTTCTTTATTTTGTTATCCTCAATCACTACAAATTCTGCACAAAATTTTTTGTTTTCACTTAACTTAGAATATTCCCATTTCCCGGTATTCTCATTAAAGCAAGAGAACCAATTAGATACACTATCGTCAACCGATGTATTTTTGAACACAAAGTATGGAGTTTCTTCTGCTTCAAGCGATTTGATATGATGTGCAATATCGCAAAACCTTTCCAGAATATGTTTGATTTTTAGAACTGCAATGTGGTTTTCACTGTCATAATCGGTGCAGTAGTTTTCATTCTGTTTAAGAAAGGCATAAATACACTCTTCGATAAAATCTTTATCTTTTGTGAAGAATATCTGCTGATTAGACAGTTCCCATAAAATACGATCTGGTGTGTCCTGACAGCCATTTATAATGTTATTAAGCTCTTTGAAAAGTTTTCGGTCGTGAATTAAGTTTCGCTTAAAACCGTATTTAAAAAGTTCTTCATAAGGAATATACTTCTCAGCTAAAACATCCCAGATGATAGGTGAAAATAACCATGAATTTCTAAAAATTTCCTTTTCTTTTCCATAATAATCCGAAGTGATAACTACTAAACTGCTATAACTCATAATTCCCTCTTTTCTGTATCAAAAATTTATACTTCATCATTCTCCGGGAATCTAAATATCCCATTACCTCTGCTTACAATGAATTTTTCGTCAAGCGCATCCAATGCGCTCAGTAATTTATCCTGTGTCGAGTACATTGCCATCACATATGGACTCTGCTGTATTCCTCCGGCAAATACCGCCTGTATGTAGTTGTCTGAAACAAGCAACGCTGTCATTTCATACGGAATATTTATCTTTCCGTTCTGCGATATAATCCTCATAGTTCTCGCCTCGTTTCTCGAAATAGTCTTTTACTGACTCATAGTACGGGCAGTTTTCACACCGCCCGATACAAGCCATATATTTTCCAAACTTTCCTGAGTCGCACCGATCAAAATTGATGCAGTCGAAGTACATCATATGCGATCACATCTCTTCTGGCTTCATAAAATCTGGAATCTCTGTTTCCTGTTTGCCTGCTGCCGGAACTGGTTCTTTCTCGGCAGTCTTTACGACTTCTGCGACCGTTGTCTGTTTAGGCTGTTCTTCGATTGCTACTGGTTCGTCTGGGATAAATTCTTCTGCGTTGGCGTTCTGTTCGATTTCATAAGCAACTTCATGTTCGATGATGTCCTGTTTTGGGATTTCTTCTGTAGCTTCCTCAACTTCCTGAACGAAAACATCACCATGGCTATTGATAATCTGCTTTAATGCACGATTGATAACAGTTTTCTTTGCCATCTGGTCAGTAAATTTCTGATGTGTTCCATTTCCATCTTCTTTGAAACCGTAGCCCTGCTTCCAAGCCTGCTTAATCTGCTTGATATTCATTACTTCCAGATGCTTCGTTCCATCTTCCATCTGAATAACTGCATAAGCCCCAAGAATTTTATCGTTGTCAATGTTCATAAAGTCCTGCTCATGAATATCAAGAACTTTGTTCCCATCTTCAATGTGGTATTTGAAATTGTCACCATCATAGATGATCTCAGCATGGATATCTTTCATTCCATATCTTCTGGCGATTGTAATGTTTCCGAAATACGACCTCTGGAACTGGCATTGACCGCCGTAAGCGATAAAATAGCCCTGTTTTTTCTGAACTGACAAGCCAAGGGTTGCCATATTCATAAGACTGTTTGCGATGCTAGTAGATGTGCAAGATTCCAAAACTGGTTTGTTGTTTCTATCTTTTGTTTCTTTCAAAACCAGATATGCTCCCATAAGTGCATTGCTGAGATTATAGTCTTTTGGAAAAGAAAGACCATATTTGCATTTTTCTTCAAGCTGTTTAGTCAGACCATCAATGAATGAATTATTGATTACGACTGCTGCCTGCTGTTCTCCTGCTGTTGCTAACTGTGTTTTGTTTGCCATAACAATTCTCCTTTTCTGATAATTATTAAACTTCCGTTACTGTCATATCCCCCTCAGCAACTTTCAAGAATATCAACTGCGCATCTGCCTTAATACCTGCCAGACTGCTGTTGTCCAGTTCTGCCGCACAGTCAACAAAAATCGGATAACTCACGCCATAAAACTTCTGCAAGCCGTCCATGATAGCAATTTTGCCTTTCATCATCAGGGCTGTATTGGCGTTCCCGATCAGTTTCTTCCAGTTGCCGTCCTTGTCCTGCACGTACCAGATGCAAGCATCTACGACTTCGCCGTTCTTCTGTGTATCAAACAGTTTTACTTTAACTCCGTCAAAATACTTATTTACTGCATCTTCAAGGGCTGTATTCTTTGCCATGCTCAGTGATTTTAATTCGTCCAGAATCATCTGTGCGTCAGCTTTATTCTGTGCGTACTGTTTCTGGTTTTCCTGAAGTTTCTCAATCTGCTCGTCAATTCGGACATTGTTGTTGGCTTCTCCGATTTTCTGGTTGACTACTTCCAATTCCTGTTTCTTTCCGGATAACTTCTCCGAAAACTGTTTCTTTGCTTCTTTACCATCGTCCAGAGAATTAAGCTCCTGCTGTTTCTCTTTGATTGATGCAAGAATCTGCTGATATTCGGCATTTCCTGATAAGTCTGGCTCTTTCGGTATAGCTTCCAGATTCTTATTTTCTGCATCAAGAGAAGTCTTGATCTGCTCTAATTCATCTGTCAGTTTAGAAATCTCGGATGTAAGAGTTTCTTCCTGCTTATGCGCTTCTTTCATATCCGCTGACGCTTTATTACCAACTTGAATAATTTCATCAAGTTTGCGTTTCTTGTCCTGTTCCCATTCTTCCTTGGCTTTTAACTGCTGATTGATTCTTTCCTGCTTCTTCTGCTCGAATCTGCTCTTTAACTGTTCAATCTGCTCAGGTGGAAGATTCTGACCGCAAGTCGGGCAAATGGTATCCGCGTCCTTGAATGTCTCAGATTTAACGCATTCCAAAGCTGTGTTGTCCCATTCTGTATCTTTGATTTTGGGATATTGCGTTCTGGCGTTCTGCAATTTTTCAAGAAGATCTTTTTTCTGTGCTCTCAGGTACTCCAATGCAGAAGCCTTTCTGTTCAACTCTGATGTTTTGACATTCCTGTCTAATTCAAGAGTGCTAACTTTATTGCAAACCGATGATTTCTGCTCTAACAAGTCTGCTTTAGCCTTTGAGTCTATCTCTAACAGTTTGGTTCTTAACCCTGCCAGTTCCGCTTTAATCTCTTCGGCTTTCTCGTTCCCTGCCTGTGCAATCTGCTTTTCGAGGTCTGAAATCTGTTCCTGCAAGGCGTTCTTCTGCAATTCCAATTCGGAAAGATCAGCGTCAACCTTTGACTGTTCCATACCGATGATCTGGTTTGGAATGGCTTTTAATTGTTCTTCTGCCTTTTTCAGCGTTGCGCTGTTCATGGCTTTAATTTCATCTGCCTTGTAGTTTTCCAGAAGTGGTACCAGTTCGGCGCAATCTGGAACTGTCTTGGTAATCTCTAAATCTGATTTCCCGGCACCGTCTGACATGGAAAACAGAATTTTTCTGGCATCTGCATCTTTCAGGTCTGTGAAGATTTCCATGTGGGACAACATCAGGAAATTGTCAAAATCAAATCCTCTCTCTTTTAAATCAGCCTTAAAATCTCTTTCAGCTTTTGGAACGCCGTTGATTTCATATTTATTTGACAATGCAACCTTTCCTGGCTTTCCGTCCTTTGGCTTGCTTTCTGTGCGTTTCTGGAACTTCGCTACGCTTACTGGTTTTTCGTCAATCACAAGGTCAATGTCAACTCTTGGCAAGCATTCTCTGCCATCATCCGGTCTTATATCTGGATTGCTCTTTAAACTGTAGTCCTTGTCACAGAATACCCACATAAAGGCGTCTGCCAGTGTAGTTTTTCCGCATCCGTTCGGACCGGATACGATCGTTCTGTGCCCGAATGTTGTTTTCTTTTCTGGCTGACCTTTAAAATCGGTCAGTGTCATTTCCTTCAATTCAACTTTTGTCACTTCAAAACCTCCAAGCTGTTCACATATACATATACCTGTTCCTGCAAATCGCATCCCTTTTTCTCGTAGCTCTGAAATCTTCCGGATACTTTTACTTTCTGCCCCTGTCTCAATCCTGCTGCCAGCTCTGCATTTTCATTCCAGAATTGACAACAAATACTGTCAAATTTTGTCTCATTACTTCTCTTGCTTCTTTTTACATTCAGAATAACTCTGGAAAACTTCTTTTTTTTGCACTCTTTTACAGATACCGGTTCAAATGCACTCTCTCCGATCAGGCAAACTTCGTTTGCATCGTTTTCCTCTGGTTTTTCCAGATATTTGATATCTATAGCTCTGATGTAGTTTAATGTCGTTTTTCGTTCCCCATCCCAAATTCTTCTGCTACGCATTTCTCCGATTACGTAAACAAGATGTTCTGTACCTTCCCGGTACATTTCTTCCGGCACAATCACCGGAAGAATATCGTAAATAGGGTTGCCTTTTCTGAATATAATCATGTCTCCGATGTACATTTTCCGGCCGCCACATTCTTCATGAGAAAAAGCAAACCCTGCCGGGATATCACCGGACAACAGTACCTGGTTCTCATCACGCATCTTCATTTTTCAAATCACCTTCTTCGTTTAAAAGTAGTAACACCTCGATAAAGAGTGCTGCTTGTTTCAAAATGATGTTGCTAAGTTTCTGGTTTCTTGCTTCGAGTTTCTCAATATCTGTCTCCAGATCAGAAATAATCTCGCTTGCAAGAGGCTTCTGTGTTTTGGATGTGTGTGTGTTTGACATAAAAAATGCCCTCCTAAATTATTTATTGATAAATACAGGAAGGTGTGATATACTTAACCTGTATTTAACTTCCTAATCAAGTTAGATACACGGCTCTGCGTGGTGTGGTCGCACCCGCAGGGCTTTCTTACTCTTTATCTGCTTCTACAAATTCGCCGTTAATGAGTTTGTAGAATGTATCTGGCTTAATCTTTTTACCGTCAACTTTTGCACTTTTCACATCTACGATGTGGTATTCACGTCCCAGATTTTTGTATTCTGCCAGTACAATAAAGCATCCAAGCGAACCTTTAGCTTTAGAATTGTATCCAATGGCCATTGCGACGCTTTCTTTTCCTTCTACTGTTGCCGCTGACCGGTATCCGGTGTTGGTTGCCGCTGACCGGTATCCGGTGTTGGTTGCCGCTGACCGGTATCCGGTGTTGGTTGCCGCTGAACAGTTTCCGGTGTTGGTTGCCGCTGACTGATCTCCAGTGTTGGTTGCCGCTGAACAGTTTCCGGTGTTGGTTGCCGCTGAACAGTTTCCGGTGTTGGTTGCCGCTGAACAGTTTCCGGTGT